TCTTTCCCTCGACACATTAAACGTTCTTTCATACTTATCGGGTCCCATTCCATACAGAACTCCAAAGTTCATAACCTTTGCCTGTTTACGAGTAATACCACACGCCTTTGCAACTTCTCCGTGTGGGTCTCTACCATGTAAAAAGATGTCCATAAACTTCGCATCCTTGCTCATGTGAGCCATGACACGTAACTCCAATTGAGAATAGTCATAATTTATGAACACATATCCGGGTCTCGGAATAAATGCCGAACGTATCGGAAAATCATGGTTATTCGGCTGGTTCTGCAAATTAGGATTTGAACTTGACATTCTACCAGTCTTAGTACCACAACTATTTAAGTCGCCACGAAGCACACAATCATCGTCCAACAATTCCGGAATCGGAATAAGATACCCGGACATCAACTTCTGCAACTCAGAATAAGCAACAAGAGCCTCACCAATTTCATACCCCATTTCGGCCCACTCTTCCGCAGATTTAGAATCTGTACTCGGAGCACCCGATTTTGTCTTCGATATGACAGGAAGTTTTAACTTCTCAAAAAATACCTTTTGTTTCTGAGGGTTTGAATTAAGGTTAAACACACAACCCGCAATTTTATAAATATTGTCCTTATAAGCGATAAGTTTTTGTTCAGCCTCAACTCTCATTTTATGAAGTAAATCAACATCAATCTTAACGCCACGAATTTTGGCATCTCTTAGAATATTTATAAGAGGCATCTCAATTCTTGTAAGAACACGTTTTGCATCTTCGTCAAGCAAAGGCGAATATTTACGATACATTTGGGTTTCCCAATAAGTATCCTCACCAGCATATCCTGCAAGTAAAGGCAATAGCTCGTTACCATCTCTCGACCAACTTATCTTGTTCCACTTTTTACCACATATCTGTTCAAAAGTAGGTTTCTCATAACCAAAATCAGCCTTTACTCGTTTTTCAAGCTGTTTATCCAGAGTAGGGTCATATAAATGAATCATAACAAGAGTATCTGCGATAATATTACAGTTAGAGTCTTCGATTCCATTCATAACATTTATCATGCTATCAAATTTCGCATTGTGAGCGACAAGTCTTAACCTCCTGAACTCCTTATTACAGATAGCAGCAAGAACCTTCATGGAGATGCCGTTATTGAAAAAATAATCCACAGGAATAAAACACGGAGAATTGTCTCCCTCATGTCGATGTAAAGAAAGGCCCAAAGGTATCGCATCATATTCGAGTCCGGTTGTTTCCCAGTCAAATGTGATTATAGAATCATCTGGACACTTCCTAAACCATGCAGAAACTTCGTCAGCACTCTCTAAGAGTTGTACATAACCGCTATATACTTTTATCTTTTGCATAATATACTTCTTAAATAAGAAAGTGGGCATGTATAAAATATACATGCCACTTAATTCTTTAACTAATCTTCATCAGTATAACCTTTTTCGTCAATTTCATCCTCAGTAGGAGGTTGACACAATTCTTCGGCAGATGGAGCTTGTTCGTCCCAATCCATAGGTTTCATCTTACGGTCGTCATCATCAAACGCTTGTTCGAAATTATAAGACGAATCCTTACCACTTCCAGAACGTGTTACCTCAAACACCATCTCAGTCAAGTCCTTACCTTTCTTATCAACAATCTGTTTTAATTGTTGTGCGATTGTAGAACCTACTTTCCAGATTTTTTCAACCGGCTTGTCATACTTGAACTTCTTTTTGTCCTTGTCCCACGAACCACGATAATCGAGGATTTTAAATGCAGCTCTCCAAGTCTGCTTAACTCCGTCAGAACAAAGTACACAATGTCTACCTGTGTTCAATTGACACGGAACAATAGCCCAATTACCTTTTTTGTCTTTCACTTGATGCGCATCAAAACAATATGGCTCATCTTGTAAAAACTGGATAATTGCTGTCTCATCAGACTTCAACCAAAAATCCCGTACTGAACTCTCAGCAGCTTCACGTTTCTCAGCAATATCAGCCTGCCGTTTTGCAACTGCACCCCAACCTTGCGTTTTACGCTCGGTTCTTCTTGAAGTATCTTCAACTTCATCAACTCTACGTCTTCTTGGACGTTCTTCACTTGTTCTTGGCATAAATACCTAAAAATTAAATTGTTAATAAAAGCCATTGTATTGGCAAAAACGGGAGCACTCGTCCCTCACTTACCTTAAATTTAAGCATAAAGAATGTATTTTCCAAATCACTCTTTATCACCTATCATAAAGCATTTTAATTCAACCCGTAAGGTTACACCAGAGATGTCTCTATGTAATTCTGTATTCCAAAAATTCGGAATATCTAATAATTTCCGGAATATTTCAAACTTACACGAGTTTTCAAACTCCGTGCATAATTCTGACATTCTCTCATCCTCCTTAAAGGATATAAATTTCTCAGACCTAATTATTACTGGTTTTAAATCATGTCTCATCATAAACGTCTCTTTTTTAATTCGACAATCACTTCTTCTCTCATAAATAAGTAATCTTTCCAACCCATAGACATCTCCATAGAGTAAACTACATAATCTGTACTTTCTTTGAAAGCGTCGTTCCAGTCACTTTTAGACGTACATTCGCCGGGGTCTTTTGTCTCGTAAGGAATTAACAGTATAGCACAATAATTCTTCAACAGATGGTAGGCAATTTCAGTTCCCCTTCTACCAGCTTCGTCATTGTCCAAAGCAAGATACACAGTCTTGAATTTGGAGAGCATTCTTACCTGTTCATCACTCATATCTGCACCCATTAAAGCACAAACATTATAACCATGTTGCCATACTCTCCACACATCAGACTGTCCCTCCACAAGGATTACATAATCAGAAGAGTAATCCAAATTATACAGATAAGATTTCTTCTCAAAGCCCTTGCTGTTTTTCACACGCCTGTCAGGATTGTACCAACGTTCCTGATAACCTATAAGTTCACTCGGAGAATTAAAATTCCTGTAATACGGAATAAGAATACTTCCCTTGTCAGTGGTCCCCACTCTAAAATGTTTTAGACATTCCTTAGTATAACCCCTGTCAATAAATTCTTTTGGAAGCTCGTTCATATCCCACATGATGTCAAGGTCAAATTCCTTTTTTTCCGGCTTATATTCGGTAAGCCTTACCATTGACATTGCATCAAAATAATTTACCCCGAATCTTGTTGTAAGTAATCTCACCAAGTTTCCATGTGAATGACAGCTAAAACAATTTCCCGTAAGAATGTTATCCTCTAAGGCAAAAGAATGATACTTCGGAACTTCTGCACAATAAACTTCCTCCACAGTATTGGTCTTTTTTACGGACACGATTCTCCAACGATTACGTTCGTATTTTTTATGATACGAAAGAAAGCGTTTTCTTTGGTCTTCTCGTATGAAGAATGAAGAATCCAAATTCGAAGTCTTTACCATAAGAAAGTATAAAGGTGTATCTGTTACACCATACCCCTTTCTCATTTGAGAATGAATTGTTCCTGTACTGACACCCAAACGATAAAACGCCTGTTTACAAAAATCCATATTCTCATACTTGGAAGACGCTAAAAGCAAAAGCCCTTGTTGAGTAAAACACCCATCGGTGGCAACATACCCAGCTAAAAACCCTCTAATGTAAGACAACTTTGCATTTAAAGGAGGTAACTCTTTAAATTTAGACCCCCTCCTAACATGATAAACTCTAACAAAAGGTTCTCCTGTTTTACGATGTTGCAAGCCTCTTATTTCTTTTTCCGAAAAGAACGAAGCCAACTGCATCTTAACCCCATGAAGATTCACAAGAGATTTTACTCTACTTCTCCCCATATCAAGTGTTCCATCACCAAATATAATACCATGTCTTACCCCCATTAAAGATTGCTTGGACTCCATACAGTGTGAAAAATCCACAGTCTGCAAGTATTGACCAACTTTAAGATTCTCAGTTACAATCGTACCTCTAATTCCATGAATATACCACCGATGCCCTGATGTAGTTCTTATAGTCTTTTCAACACCGTCTCTGGTTAATTGCAATTCCCATAATTGCTGCTCTCCAAAAGACCTAAATCTTGCAGAAACGAACTCTCCATTAAATGATAGAACTTTTGCAGATTTTCCATTCAAATCCTTAATCAGAAAAGTTCCCTCACTCGTAGGAACCCTTGTTTCACCTGCAAAGCAATGGTAAGCGTTTATATCAGGAGACACAAAAAAAGACATTTTTCCACTTCCGTCAGTATGATTCTCTCTAAACGGACACTCCATACGAATTTGCCCATTACTCATGAGCTGTGGAGAAAATTCGGAAAATATGTCTAATAAATTACTTGACCTACGAACTGGCATTAGTGTAACTTATTTATCTTGTCATTAAGACGGTCGAGTTTATCTGTATTCTCATCAGTACTTTTCTTAAAAGAGTCGATAGTGGTCTTAACAATCGTCAATGACGAAGAAAGACTCCTCAAAGCTCTTTCAAGAGCAGGAAAATTCTGTTGTAATTTAGTTACACTTTCCCGTAGTTTAATTGAGAATCTCGTATTCTGAACAATACTATTATAAAGTCTCAACGTGGCAAACGTATTTAAAGCAAACAAGACAATAAATAATCTGACACAAATTCTAATCTCCGAATAAGATGTCCAAAAAATAATAGGCTCAATAAGAAGCCACAAAACTCCAAGTGCAGCAAGGATAACAAATCCCCAAACTACACAATCAAAAAATTTACCTCCCATGCTTCAATATTTAAGTTCCTTAATTTAAAATTACGTATAACCTCATGAATCGTAAGTCCGGAGTTTTGAAGTTGTTGTTTGAAATGAGCTATCAATTTCTCCACTGTACACTTTCCGTCAATAAAGTCTTTCTTTGCAACAAAAGCGCCGCTTTCAACTTCTATCATAACTTCCGGTTTTGTCGAGAAATATCCTCCTATCAAAAAGCAAACTCCGTCATACCAATACCTATGGGTGTAGTTTAAAACTCTTCCATACGGTTGATAAGTATATCTATCACCTTTAATATACTCTACATCTCTAACAAAATAAGAGCCATTTTCTTGTTCAAGATTTTCTACCATAACATATCTATTGCTAATGTTTGTAAATTGGTGGTATTCCGTTGTAATAAATTCTGTTGAGTCGATACAAGAATATCTTTAATGATTGTAGAAAAATAATATCTCTTACTCTCAATAATCGGAGCACTAAAATAAAGGGCATCTTCCACAGAATAATAGCACTCTTTAATTAGTTGATACCCGGTAGATGCCTCACTAACTGTACAAAATTCAGGAAACTCGACATCTTGATGAACAATAAAAGACCATTTATCCCAAGCCGTAAAATATCCATAAACAAAAACATCTTGATTTCCTTTCTTCGTAACCACTGTACCGATTCCATTAACTGGATAAAACTCAGAAATCATCTTTTTTAACGGGTTCAATTGGCTCATCTGCTGGTAAAGTTATAGATTGTACCATATTATTTAAATCGTTCTGAAAAATAAGAGTGGTCCCACCTATAACTCGTCTACCTTTTACGACTTCACACCCAATCAAATCATGGAATTTCATATCAGCATCTTGAAACATTCTGATAGCAATATCAGAGTCCTGTGAATAAGAACTTGAATAAGCAAAGTCATCTTGTCCATCAAGTGAAAACTTGGACCCAGATTTTGACGAACCTCTCTTTAATTGTGTGGTATTGATTATAGGGACCTTAAAATTTTTGGCAATCTGTTTTAAGTTTCTCGTAATATAGACGATTCTTTCCCACCCTTCTGCCATTTTAGATTCCATAAGGTATGAACCATCAATAAAAACAGCAGACGGCTTATACAAGCCGACATAAGTAGTTAATTCATCTATGGTCTGACAACTGTAAAGTATTCTTATCTTGGACTTTTTCTTTTTGAGACCGTCAAGTCCTCGATAGTAACGATTCTTCTCACGTTCAGTCAATGAACCTTTCAAAAACCTCTCATAAGGAAGTCGAAATTTTATACAGTCAAGACGTTCTTTTATTTCCTCCTCACCCATTTCATTGGTGATAAAAAGAATATCTCCGTAACCTACTCCTGTCGATTCTTCTTTATCTCTCAAAGAAATTTCTAACTGGTGAGCAAGAAAGACCATCAACCAAGATTTACCTTGTCCAGATTTACCTCCGATAGTGATTAAATCTTGTTTACGATAACCATAAAAAGTTTTATCCAAATCAGGACACCCCATACTCAAATAGGTAACGCCCAAAGACTTCATACGCTCCTCGTAATCTTTTTTACGAAGTTCTATATCATCAGAATATAGTGAATCCTTACTTTCAACAGCGTCCACAGAAAGCATAGACACCAAACCTTGAAGTTTAAGGAGCTTTTCTCTTGGGTCATCTTTTAAACCGTGAAGAATCTTGGGGATATTGTCGGACATCATCGAAAAGATAAATCGTTCCTTCAAGCTGTTCAGATAAAAAGCAGGACGAGCGTCTACCGATGACATGTCTAACTTAAATTCGGAACAAAAAGTCTTTATACCGATTACATCACCATGCTCTCGATAATAATCCATAATGAAGTTATACTCTTTAACTTCGATACCATCGAGCCATTTCCGTTGTACGATAGAAAGAACCTTATAATCCTTTGCATTTAAGCATGCGATAAATAATTTTTCGGCTACTGTCATAAGAATCTACTTTTATTCTTTCGTTGTATTCTTTTCCGATAATCTTCACCTCTCACACAAACAGGAACCACCGCTTCACGTAACAAAGAGGCAATATCTTCGGAGAAAACATCCTTTACAAACTTGGGGTCTGTATTAGACGCAAACCAAATAGGTTTATTCATCTGAACCCGAAAACGAATAACAGACTCCATAACCCTTTTGACTAAATCTGGAAGATAAACAGGATTACCATCCTTATCTACATTCTTACCAAACTCGTCAATACCGAGAAAATCAATATTCAAAAGAACATTATTCAATTCCTTCTTATCTTCATCAGAATACCATGATGAGGTAAATTTGTCGACAATCTCGTCCATTGAATAAAGTCTAACTTTATTTCCCTTCGTTACTAACTCCTTAAAAGAACAGTTCATTAAATGACTTTTGCCTGTCCCATTAGAACCCCAAAGATAAAGACCGATACCTTTATTGGTTGCTTCTTTGGAATACTTTAAGTATTTTTTCACGATTGCCAGTGCTTCCACGTCATTAGTAAAATCGTCAAATGACTTCTCATGCCACCCCGATTTTATTCCACAGTATAAGTAATACTCCTTAGTTTTTAAATCCATCTGAGTCATCTAATTGTTCAAGTTCTTCTTCGTCACACTCATAATGTCCCATCGTACCTTCCTCGCAATCTAAATCATTTAGCTCATTACAATAGTCAATTAAATGACAACCCGTACAGTCTTTACCCTTGACAAAATTATAAGTCAGCGTAATTCTCAATTTAATATCTTTCATATATTAAAATTCAGAGTCTTCACTAATCGAACTTGTCATATCTCGCATGTAATCCTTAGAACCCATATCCGATTTGGTCAACGCATGAAACACATCATCTTTCATACAAGCTACATTCGTCAACGTAGGTATACCCTTTTTACGATAAAAATCGTATCTCAATGTTGCCTCGACAATAAGAGAAAATACCGTAAACTTATCATACGCTTTAAGCATATTATTTGTCTGAAAATACTCAGTCTTATTTCGGATAAGATATATCTCTCCTCCTGTATATACCTCATATAAATAACCATGAAGTTCCGTAAAGTCACCCGGAGACATATTTTCAACACCTTTATCCAAAAGACGGTCAATCTGCTCACGAATATATCTGGAACGAGATTTATCCTTAGCCGACTTCGAAGAACCGTATTTTTTAAGTTCTGCTCCAAGCAATTTGTTCGCTTCATCAAACAAGGAGTTCTTAACCTCAAACGGAAAGAATTTCTTACCTCGAAACTCACCTAAATAAATGCGGCTATCGTCATCAAACCAAATCAAACCTTCCTCTGAAAGGTCATTCAATGCTTTAAAAACCTCATTTCTCCTATTGTCAATATTATCCCAATCCGGATAATAGTCATACAACTCTTGTTCGGTTTCAGAAAAAATACCGTATTTAATATCTTCACCATGTGGTGTAAAAGGAACTACATCCGATAACAAAGCTGAATAAAGTAGATACTTAAACGGTACAAGTCCAGTTATTGGCATATCTTTCCGAAGTCTTAAAAGAGCGTTCATACTATTTATCGTCTATAAGTTCTTTAAGTTGAATTTCCAGTTCTTCGGTAACTATCTTGTCCCCGATTTCAAGAGTTTTCTTAATTAAACTCACCTCCTCGTCAGTTGGAGAAATAGGTAATGTAACGCCAACTGTTATCTTGGCACTTTCATAATTACCCATATTTTTTGTAACCGACTTCTCATAGTAGACATTGGACTGTCCTTCCCTCAGAGAAGTGGAAACGGAATCGGCTGTTTTCTTTAAGGCTGGCATAATTTATTCCTTTCTTCTTTAAAGAGTTTATTTATTTCAACAATAACTCTTGGGTCAGGTTTCTGATGTAAAGGTAGTTCTCTAACAATGGGAGCAAGTTTAACCGCAAGAGATACAGGATAATATCTCTTATTACCCACCATGATGGGAGCGGGAGGAAACAACTCTTGTCTCTCATATCGAAGAAGCGTAATCCTTGATTTTCCAACTAATTCACCCAACCCAGATATAGTAACAACTTTAACAGGAACACCTTTTATCAAAAGGATTCTCTTTTTACGTTTATTCAGGCTCATCTGGGGTACTGTGTTTAACCTCCACACTAAATGCGAAAGTAGGTTTGCTCTTATAAATCTTCATTAAGAGTTCATCTGTTATCTTACCCTCATAATAAAGGGCCTCGATAACATCTTCTCGAATAGTAGGTACATTCTCAATACATTCAGAGAGACCATTTTTTTCAAGAACCTCCATAGCTTCTGGTAAAAGCACTTTTCCAGTTCTCAATGTTTTTTTAAGGTGTACCTCGACATCGACATAAGGAAGAATAGCTAATTTACTTCCACTTTCAAGAACATGTCCTTCTTCTTCAAGATAAGACTCCAAAGGTTTCCGCATTTTAGTACACTCGGCCTCCAAATGTTTAATCTCTTTCTTGTTATTCGCATAGCTAATGCCTAACAAGGCTAAGTCTTTAACAGATTGAGTTGATTTTTCTTTCTTAACTGGCATAGTCAAATTATTAAATTATAAAAAAAGAGTCGAAGATTTTATCCCCGACTCTCGTCTAATTCACTCGGCAATCGGATTACTCTGTGATTCTTTTTATTTTCGTATGAATTTTTGTATCAATAACACCCGAAGTGCCATCGTCATAATCGACAGTTACTTTTCCACGTTTAATAGACGCAACTTCTCCGTCATACCATTCTTGATTATCGTCATTCCACCACACAGAAATCCGGTCTCCTACTTCAAGGTCTTCGGGAGAAACAAGGTCTTCTTTTTCCTTTTTACTTTTAGGAGCTTTGCTCTTAGCACCGAAAAGTTTGGAAATCTTGGAAGCTGTTTCGTCAAGGTCACAGTCACCGTCCTCTTCAAAGTTATCAACAAGCTCGGCAATAGCATCCTCATCAGGATTTTCTGAAAGGGCATAAATAGCAGAGAGAGACTTTTTCTTTGTTTTTTTACCGGAATCAAAATCTTCAAGGATTTCAGCGATACTATCTATCAATTCAGAGTCTTCATCTTCGGATGCGCCATCGTCAGAATCTTCATCGTCTTCTTCTTTCTTTTTTGTCGGAAGAGGTTCGGGATTCTCCTGAGCACCCAAAATAAGGTCTCTTAATTTTTTGTTAGTATTTTTCCCGTCATAATCTTCGGGGTTAATACCGAACTCATCCTTACAAATTTTGATAAGTTCTTTGGGGTCCATTGCCATCAGTTCCTCTTTGGTATAAACTTTTTCACGAGAAACCTCAGCAGAGGGAGTTTCCGGTTTAGCCGGTGAAACAGGAACTTTTTCTGGTTCCTCTTTTACAGAAAAGTCACCCATAGTTACTACGGGTAAATACATTTTACCATCGTGCTGAATAGATTCAATTTCAACACCTGCTGCGAACTGTGCTACGATTGTAGCAGTCGGCTTAATCTTTCCGATTACCATAATAAATAAAAATTAAATTGTGAATATAATTACATGCCGTTGGCATGCGTTAACGAAACATTTAAATATAAGATTTATGTTTTAAATCTACAAATCACTCTGTAATAATCTTGGAGCAAGAAGAGTTATCTGTTATAACACAATGGTCTGCTCCATAGGTCGTGTATAATGCTGTTCCGGGATTTATGGGAAATACTGAAAAATTCAAATTACACGGCTTAAATTCCTCAATGCGTCTCATTACTGTCTCAAAATCAGAAGAACGTACCTTGAACACAGACCCTACTTCAAGGGTATATAAAGTCTCATACTGTTCCTTAGTAGAATCAGCTGTAAATTCTAATTTCACCACCATAACTACATAAATTTAATAACCGCCCAAAATTTTCGTTCAAAAAGGTATTCGACATTTGAAGCATGAGCCATTGCCTCCTTTTCAAAACATGTATTCTCACGTACCTTATGAAAGGTAATAGGAGAATCCAACTTATCGAATTTCCGCAAACTGTTCATGTTCCACAAATAAAGATAAGAATGTAACATCTCAAACCCATACACTATGGTAGGAATAAACGGAACAATGCAAAGTAAGTAAATAGGATTGAACCATCCAAATAGCTCCGCAAGTCCACATAGAATAATCAAGGGAACGCTTACAGTTAAATGTATGTCTCTCTGTTGTCTAATATGAATGCGCTCATGATTAAGCGTATGCACTGGGTTACCCTTAAAATCTTTACGTATAAAGAAAAAAGGATAAAATGCCCATGCCGAATACCATAGCTTAGACACTACAATAGGAAAACCATTTTTCAAACACCCAGAAAAAATATTCCAAAAAGACGATAGGGAAGCTATCCATTTATAGCTGTATTCATAACCCATATTATCCATATATGACTTTTCAGTATCGCCTTTTCGGAGTTTACCGTACTTAGCTCTATGAAAGAGGTATCTTTTTACCCTCCGAGATTCACTCTGTGCCCGACTCATCGTTCTGTTTATTACTTTGTTCAATACGTTCTAAATCTTCATAATGGGAGAAAACACCCAAAGTGGAAAAGAAGCTAACAAGTAAAAACCATAAAAAATTATTATCATCGTTCCACTTAGCTAACCACAATGGGAATCCCCAAAGGATAACAAACATTAGAACCTTACATAGTTCTCTAATAACACGTACCATATAATTATATTTATAAATTTCAATCGATATAAATATACATAAGCATATAGAAATATCCAAATAGACCTATAAGGCAGATTTTAAAGTTAAAAGAGTCCGTTCACCTTTATAATCGGCATTGATGGAAATAAATTTTTGGGCATTTCTAAAAACGGCAAACGTAATAGGGCAATTATCCAAAAGATATAAACAAACAGGAAATTTCTTACCCTCGTAGAGACGATTTATACGTCCAATAGCTTGCTCGGTATCCTTCATAGGTAAATGAATAATAAGGGTATCTAACCTATCAATATCAAGACCTTCCTTAGCTAATTGTGAGATACCAAAAATAAGGGGGCAAGCATTCTGCAAGTAATTCTCATCTTCGGGAGACCGTGAATTTGTCTCAGAAACGATGAGCATAGGCTTATACGCTGCAAAATACTTGTGTAAGTCCTTCAAGGTAGATTTTCGCTTTGAGAGGAAAAGAACGCTTCTACCTGAGTCCAAACATTCTTGAATAACACGAATAGCAATCTTTCTACGTCCAGAATGTTCATTCAAATACGAGTCAACGACTGAATAAGGCATCTCGGAACTTCGTTTAAGACATGAAGCTATTTCATGAAAAGCAGTTTTTGTAAGAACCCCCCTTTTATATTCTTTTTCTGCAACATCTCTTAAATCAAGAGATGGAAACTCTATGGCACTTTTAGTCTCAGAATAAGGAACGTTGTTCCTATCCAAGAAATCTACAAAATGTTCGTGCTTCTTATTTTTCGATAAAATGCTCCTTATTTGTACATTAGTCTTTACACTAAAAACAAGAGGCCGTGGAAAATGACTCTTCATCTGAATACATTCTCCAAAATGATATTTAAGTATCTTATGAACTCCGTCCGTTCTTCGAAATGTAGCTGTAAGAGCAGTTCGATAAATGGCAGGTACTTCGTCAAGAATAGGAAGATACATCTCAGCACCAACACGATGAGCCTCGTCAAGAATAACGTGACCTACATTATGTATAAGTTCAGCAGGAAGTTTTCTACACGTAAATAAATCCAAAACAATTATTGTAAAGTCACTGTCCACACGAATTTCGGTATCCTTAGAGGAAACAATTATACAAGTAGAATCTGTTGACTCTTCAATACGTTGTTTCCATTGCTTGGCCAAATAATAAGTGGGAACCAATACCATTGTCTGTTTACCTCGAATCATCGAAAAATAAATGGCCATAATAGTATTATGTGTAACTGTGCCATCTGCAAGGCAGTACCTATGATTTCCATCAAGAGTAAAACCGTAGTAATCTCCTTCTCCAATACTTTCAACAGATATTCCATTAACCCTTGAGTCTTTATTTATGCGCCTTCTAAGTGGAACTTTTCTACCCAATTTAGTGGGTAATTCACTAAAATCGCCACTTATAGACAATCTCCAGTAAGATTGACCCTTAATAATTTTCTTAGTCAATTTTACACGAAAACCCAATGACCAACACAGCTTACGAACCTGCAAAGCAAGGTCTTTTCGTTTCTGAATAAAATCAAAGCAACCCGTACTATAACTTCCATCAGTATCAAGTAATCCTGCAAGAAGCTGCAAGCGATTTTCCCTTGAATTGATAAGATAATCATCCGGGATATGCTTATTCTGAATTAGATTATAAAATCTCAAAGCATCTAAAAGAGGGTTCTTATGTCTTCCTTTTTCAATCTCCTTACCAACAAACTTATATACATTGGAATTATTACCCTCCTGCCTAACAAGTTCAAGATTACAATTAAACATACCCGCAATTTCACGATAATAGTGAACCAAAACCCTATCTCTGCGGTCTGTTGTAATGTGTGGCACACGAGAAGTTCCATCGCCAAGCCATGCACCAAGAAAATAAGGAGGAATCTGAACTTCCCTATTAGAATATTCAACTGGAACACAATATCCGTAAAGATATGATTTCTGAGTCTTAGAAAGTTTCAAATAATCCTCGATGCAAATATCCCTTACTTCTCCATACTGAGAGGCATTATGAGCATCCTTCCTATGCTGCTCTTTATTACCAAATCCCCATGGCCTATATTGCAATGATAATATGTGAGACCTATTTACAGTATAATCAATGCCTTTTTTCTGATGCACGACAAACATCTCCTCATGACCCCTTGCAAGAGAAAGAACCCTACGAGGTGTACTATCATCACCCATAAGTAAATCCCCAACACGAATGTCCTCTACATTCTTAACAGACCCATCGTACATAAGAATGGGAGTTCCTTTTCCATGACACTTACCCGTACCACAAGCAGCTTCAAGTAAAATACCTGTGCTTTCTTCAAAGGCAGAAGAATTATCGTCCCAAAATTTTTGTTGGTAATCCCGAAGTTTGAACTTAAAATGAATCTTTACGTCTCTACCTTCATTCCCATACTTACCAAGTTCCCCTATATAATATCGAGGAACAATATAAGATGAACCTACTTTCTTTAAATAACAAATATAAGGTTCAATATGTCCATAAATCTTACCCTTGCCAAATCTTTTCTTATTTACATATTCAGGATTCGGTAAAGTAAGATTTTTTTCTAAGGTGGAAATATCTATACCTAAATGTCGTAGTTCAGACTCTGTTGCCACAAGGTTACTACCTACTTCCATAACTATTTATAATTACATTATACTATATAAATATAAATATAAATATAAATATCTACAAATAGCGTCCATTAAAGACCCGGAAGTGGAAAAACACCTAATAGATTAGGAATAATGATTTCACCTTTACCTACACTATCACTGTAATAGTTCCACGGAATAAGCCCGTCACATCCAGATTCATAAATGGTAGCGGAGCTTTCATTATTATCCTCGATGAGCATCTGATGCGTTATATAAGCTCCTACTTGAATATCTACCAATTCACCCTCTATATTATAAACAAGAGCTAAACAAACCTTCGCAAAACTGTATCTTGGAGGTCGTACAGGAGAATTTTGCGGGTGTTTTCCTTGAAAAATAGGAAATGAACCAATCTCTCCATAGGGTAAAAAATATGCGTATGTTTGGTCTGAGTTATCATAGGTGTTTAAATTTTCAGCTGGTATCTTCAAGTCCTTAAAATATTGAAACAAAGAGGGGGTATCTTCGGAATATTTAAGGCTCATTATATTACAAAAATACGCTAATTGCATATTAGAAGCAACAGCATAATGTATTCTTCGGGAATTGACCTTAATGTATAAGGTCCCATTCTTAATAAGGTATCTTACGGTGTCATTATTGCCAAAAGATGTCCAATTACTTGTTATCCTATTGTTTAATTTGTTTTCTAAGACGGACAAGGCACGGTCATAGGAATCTCCTATCTGAATATCCCCCTTAACAGACGGGTCTAAATCTCGAACAAAAGATTTCCTAAACGCTAAGGGTGTATTCTTAGCAGTGAAGTTGGGAAACCACAGAACATTTCCTGCATTAGACAAATAAAACATTCCGAGAATAGCAACTAACCTACCTTCATCATCGGTTAAAGCATGACTTAATTTGAGTTCTTCGTTTTTGTATATAATCTGATTAGCCGCAGGAGAAGAAGTTCCGTCCTCAAATTTAGCTCCGGCTATATCATGAGTGGTGTCCATTTGGTAAGTAACAGTTTCCTTATCGGCAAGTAGCTGTACATAGACTGCTGATGCAGTGCTGGTAAAATTGATACTTAAAGTTGCTGGGGCTGGTGTAAACTTACAACCTTTGGTCTCCACATAACTAATATCCATTCGTACTAATAAAAGGCTCCCACCATACTGTATGGAAAAATTAAAGTCAGAATAAACTCCTACTTTGTCATCAAGTGAGTCTAATTGATACTTAATAGCCTCAATCTGTCTATTTAAATCAGACGTTGTAAATAGATTCGGAGAACCCAAAAAAACGCTGCGAATTATCTTTTTTCCAGCATCGAATACTTTGTCAACAATTTTGCTCATACGAAATAAGGATTTAATAGCTTATGATAATAAAAATCTGATTTGGGAACAAAAGTAAAATTTATCTGTAAATTAGGGGAAAATCCCAATTGGTTTCTTAGAGTACTTTGTAAATATTCTTTTATTATAGATTCTTCTTTGGGAAAATCTCCATTGAAGAACTTACTTTTTATTATAATAGAAAGATTCTGTTTAGGATTTATGAGGCTATTATCACAGATATAAAATTTTTCGTCTTTACTATCTGCAAGAATGTACCCTTGTTTTATAGAGTCTAAAATAATCAACGAGGGTCTTACATAAAAATTTGAGTCTAAAACACTGACCTCTCCAAGAGATAAAACGCTACAATAGAGTTGAATACCTATTTTACTTCCACGAGTACGACAAATAGTGTCTACATTGAGAAGAAATTGCTGCATAATCTGAATAGGGTACTCAATGGGAAAATCTGAGAATCCAAACTCATCAAGTTTTTTAAGCAGCCATTTTTTATCCATTAAAAGAGCGGCATTATCTACACGTAAAGAATCTGCAATAATAGAGGTTTTAACTTCTTGCAACGAGTCAAGAAGCCTCATGAAATTCATTACAGTGGGGTACTCTTGTAATTTATCCGGTATGCAATCACTAAACAACATTTATCCTAACAATTAAATCCTCTTGACTTATCTTTCTGAATATCTCATATTCTTGAAGAGTCACATCAGGCATAATAACCTCTTGCGGACCCATTTGAATCTTAAATGTGACATTTTGTAAGCCGCTAATTCGAGACCTCATCAATATATCTACGTCAGATTTGATAAAAGTACTGCCATAATCAGCATCCACCAATGGGTTAGTAACATCTTCCATAACTTGTCTTATGGAACTTTCTATGGAGTCTCGATTATACCCGGATAATATTATAGCGTCAATAATTATCTTGGAAGCGGATATATCCGCAGCGGTAACAAGGTTTCTGTACTCATTCTGAACGTAAGCTCCTTCATAGCCCGCCATAATATAAGGATAAAACTCTTGCTGAATAACCGTAAGTTCTTCAACAGTAGGCTCAAAAAATCCAGAGGTCGGGATAACCCTATAAGTAACATTTCTACCTTGAACGATAACTTTGGACTTCTGAACAAAAGAGAAACTATTTAATATATCTTGTGAGACTTCTTCATTGATAGCCGCTCTTTTAGTATTAAAAAATAAGGGAGCTTTCTCCTTGATAGACGCTAAGGATTCGGCATAAGTACCACCTTTTGCATTAGACAGCATCGATGCCGAAATAGCTTTCCGAGAGGGTAAGCTATCATTTACAGTCGCTAATGCAACAGATATATTGCCATCGGAACCTTTACAAATACGGTATTCAATGTGAACTATCTTACCGATTGAAGGCTGTACTCCAAATCCGTTATTGCCGAAATATATAGAGCAAGAACCATCTTCTTCTGGAAGAACCATAAAATGATAGCTATCGATAGAGGATAATCCAAAATTTCTAACTCTTGTGTAAGTGATATTATCGACTACAATAGAAATACTATCTATATCTATGTTAGCTTTTCGGAGAAGAATGTTATACCCATTATAGGTGATGTCTTCGGAAAAGTGAGTTCCCTCATGTAGTAGTAGTACTAAGGAAGTATCTGATGAAGTTTTCTTCACCTCAAAATTCTCATCATTCGTAAATTTAGTTCCATTTACGTCAATAACCAAGTCACCTTTTTCATAAGATGTATCTTCTCCCGCTGAGAAAGTCACATTGAAATTACTCTCAGCCCCTTTACATGTAATAGGTTGATAACCCATAGAAGATGCCTTTGAGAAAGCATTACTATAAGAACGCATTTTTCTAAGAATACCCTCGTTGGCAAAGGCATTTATATACCAAAAATCTTTTTCAGAGAAAAGAGCAAAGAGTTCCACTAAAAACTCTCCAAAATCAGATTTACTTCTATCGGTCCATTCTGGAAATAATGAATCAGCAAGACTATGAGCCTTATCTACCATCTGAGACATCGTAGCATTTACTAACAAGTCCTCATCAGGAATAATAAGGAGGTTCGAGTATTTCTGCAATTTTTCAAGTATAGCAATATCCAAACCTTTAAAATACTGTAAGAGTTGTTCCTTAGTAGTAGCCATAAAGTAGTTCTTTAAACAAATGTAACGTCTTGAATAACACTCTTATCTTCCTGAACAGAATTATACTCCACCATTAGAGAGTAATTTTTTCTGTCATTAGATACGTATCCAATGTCAAGAGCATTTATAGAAACATCTGGAACATATTTTTGAATACCTTTTTGCAATGAACCCAAAAGGAGAGTCCTATTCATAGTAAGATATGTCACAGGTTTCTGAACCAAAGATATAAAATTGCCACCAAAATCTGACGTATAAATCCGAAATTTATCGAAAATACAATAAAACCATATATTATCCCTTGACTTTTCGACTCCTTCCGTCAGAAAAAATCGGCCATTTTTAAGAATAAATCTACTTGGTAATCCTTTCATAATTATCCGGGTATTGCGTTAATAATAGCTGTAAGTGTAGCAAGTGTGGAAACTAAGGCTTGGACAGAATCAGGTAAAACAAAATCTAAAAGTAAGGCGTAGCTAAACAACTGTATTAAAAAATCAGTTACGCTTTTTAATACAGCGAGCAAATTTTGTTTTTTCTGGGAGTTATCAATAGCCGTATAAGCGGGGTTAGGTGTAGAAGTGGCTGTTCCAACTGTAATAACCGATGGCACAAGATTAGAAGCTGTTATCTGCGTAGCACTATTTTTTAAGGCGTTGATGCTGTCTTTTACTTGTTTGTACAGATATTTAATCTGAGAGATATTTTCGTCTATAAATTTTTTACCCGGACCGTCCGCATAGAAAGCTACAAACTTATCTTTCATAGCTTTTCTCTTATCATCAGACTCGCATTTATCAAGAGAGTTCTTAAATTCCACCTCAACATAATTATCGATGATACTCTCAGAGGAAAGACCCGGTATCGAATCTCCAACACGAAGTTTATCTAAGGTATTCTGCATGTCATTTATTGAAGCCATGTTATAATTTTATAGAGTTAATATTCTTTTCGATGTCGTCCAATGTTTCAGAAAGGTCGTCTAAAACCATTAAAGTATCGGGTCTAAACTGTTGAGGACCTATCTGAGTATTTATAGTGGCCTTACCAAGTTGTTCTACAAGAGATTTTATTACCGAGAGTAACCTTTCAGTAGTATTGTAGGAAGATGCTTTCGCACCTTTAACTGGGTAGAACCCAATAATCATTGGAGAAATAAACATATCTTTCTCATAAGTTACCAAAGCGAGAAAATTGTCTTTATTGGCTGAAATCCAAGTAGCCGAGGGAATCGTCACATTTGTACCCATAATAACAACAGGAGCATAAAGACATTCTCCTGTTCGTAACCTAACTTCGATTAAGTTATTCTCAGTATCGCCGGTTATTTTTCCAAATTCAATCATCGTATAAAATCTAATTCAGTCCATGCACCATCAGAATCCCAAATTTGTTTAAGACCCCGTAAAAAGAAAGAGGTTTCCAAGTCTTTACTATGGTAACTTAATACCCCTCTTATCCTATAAGTTCTTTGAGAACGAATGTTCAAATCTTGATTACATTTAGCTGTTACGGTTATACCAAAAAACGCTCTGTCAAATACAGCTGTTTGCTCGTCATAAATAGTTTTAGCGGTATAATAGAAGCTGGAAAATTCGGGGTTAGTCGGGTCGTCTCCCCACTCCATAGAAGTAGGACCTCCATTACAAATTTTCTTATATAAAGCTGGGTCGTGTTCTTTAACCCATTTGACTCGTTCTTCATCAAGTTCATAAAATGTTATCTTACGCCTGCCGTCTTTATCGGTGGTTATCATAGATACAGACTCTTTATAATCACCTGTTTCTTTATCATAGTACATAGCTGTTCGAGAAACAGAATATGCCAAAGATATATCTTCATCGATTTGAACCTCCTTTAAGATTCTGGGACGTTTCTGTGAGGAGTTAGGAAAAAATTGAACCTCAGAATCTCTAATTGTAGAGTCCCATTTAAGTTGTTTATTAGTAACCCCATAAAGAGGAAAAAGGAATACAATGTCTGATTGCATCTGCATAGCTTTTTGGAAAGACGCAAAATTTATCTTGTCGACCCCATTTTCAGAAGAAAACCACACCGTACATCCAAAATCTCTGGCAAGGTCAATAAGGAATTTCCAGTCAGACATATTTTTCTGATACCTAATATGTATCTTATCTATCTTAACGTTTCTCGAATCAGAGGACAAATCGATTATACCTATTTCATAATTGTTCTCATCAGCAATACCCTTAATAAGGTCGTACAGAGAAAGTTCCTCAGATTGGGCAAATTTACGTGTACTATTCTTATCGGGGTACACAAAATGTTTCTTGTCCTTACCGAATTTCGTAAACCCATAGTTCATGCACTCCACAGTAAATGAGATGGCTCCACTATTCGTAAAAGACGTTTTAAGACGTGTAACTGTTCCAGAAAAAACATGCTGAAATTCGTCATCATCTGAATAATGATTTTTTCCGTGTAGCATAACCTTTTGACCCACAAAAAAGTAATACAAAAGTATGTCTGCGTTTTTATTAACGGTAAATGAAACCGTATTTAATAGGTCCGCATGTTCCTCATAAGTTACTGGGTACGCCACATAAGGAGTTATGTCCAAATAGTTATCAACAATGTTTCTACCCGGTAAAGTCTTTAACACGTCAGGGTCTATTTTATTACCATCATAGACCATGAGCTTAAATTGAGGTTGTAAAGGTCTATATAGTGTCATGATTATCTTTTTACGTCAGAATCTCTTATTATAATTTTTGGAAGTCTTATAATATCTCCGGGATTCCAAGCATCCGGAAGCCGTGGAGGATTATTATCTGCAATATATGTCCAAAGATATTCTAAATCATCACCAAAAATTTTAGCTGCAACTGTGTAAAGATTTTCGTCTACTTTTAAAACATACTCATACCATTCTAATGTTACCGATGCATCTTTTATAGGGTAATGGGCCACCTTACCCCCCAAAAATTGGGCAACAAGGTTTTTCTTATTATAAAAAGAAGGGCTAATCATAAATCCATTACTTTAACTTCCATAAACTCAAAAACTCCAAACTCAATGTCGATAGTGCCTCTTAAAGGTGTTAAATCCTTATCGAAAAGAGTATATGAAACAGGGGCACTCTTTATAACCCCTTCTAAATATAGGGGGCCTATGGCCAATATTACGGTAGCAGGAGGTCTAAATTGTCTTTTGGAGACCATTCCTCCTTCTGCAAATTTAGGGGTCTTTTCATTATCCAAAGGGGCAGGGTACAAAAAAGACTGTATAAGCTCGACTTCGGGTAAAATACCACGTGCGTCTACTCTTGATAAAGAGTAAGCACCTGTATCGGTAAATTTGAAACTATCGGGTCCAGAGGACGGGAATATATTTTCTTTAATAGTACGTCCTTGACTCTTTATATCGGCAACAGTATCTCGACCGAAAAAATTTCGGTCCTTATTAGAGGAATAATCATTACCTTCGGTTTGAAATTGTTTTGCAAGTTTAGACCCATAAGACGTAGGTCTAAAAGAGCTTTGTTTCGATTGAGGTGTATTGTCTAAGAATAACTGGAAAGAAATAATTCTCTCACCTCCACCACCCCAAATATAGTCGTTATAAGGAAGTCCTGCGTATGAACGAAGCTCGTATAAAGTCTCTTTTACATCGCTAATAGTTTGTGGGTTAAACTGAAAACGATAACCATTGCTTAAATCAGGAGTACTAACGCCTTCAACAAATCTCTTGTCGATAATAATTCCACGAGTGGACGAATAAGGTCTTGGGTATCTGTCAGAAGAATAAGCATGAGAAGGAGCCTTTCTAAATATAGACATAAACTCACTTCTACCAGCAGTTATAGCACTGTTTATAGCTGATTGTCCTAATGTCTCTATCATAATGTACCTCCTCTCACATTATTATCTCTCTTCAAATCAAGAATAACCTGTTTAACTTTTCGGGCAAGAACATTCTCATCGATGCCTTCTCCGTTTTGTACAATAATCTGAATGGCTCCGTTTCCAAATGATAAATTAGTAGAAGGTCCACTATTTCCCCCACCTACACTTCCAAAGTCACTGGGCATGCTAAAAGATGTCGTTAATGGATTGGGTGTGTCGGTTTTTTCATCTTTCTTACCGAACAATCTATCCATATAATTCTCGGAGTCATTCTCATCGTATTTACCGCCTTTGACTGCAAGATTAACTCCTGTCTCAGCAGCCATTTTCTCATTTAATTCATGTAAAGCGTCATTACCTTTGCCAAAAAAATTGGCAATCTTTCCGGGAATACTTGCAAATTTTGAGAATATTTTCTTAACTATATCCCAAACATGTTCAATAGGTTCAAATATGTTCTCCCGAAGCCATGTCACAATAGGTGAATCTTTAATCTTATCCCATATCCATTTAAGGCCATCACCTATCATCGAGAAGAAATTCTCGATGGGAGTAATTACCCATTCCTTAAATTTTTCCCATATCCATTTAAGGCCATAAATAACAGCATTGATGACGGTGGCAATAATATTCCAAAGAAGTTTTATCCATTCCCACCACATTTTAAGAGCACCATTTATATAGGTTCTAACTCCTTCAAACTTGTTGTACAACATAACAACTGCTGTAACAGCAAGCATAATCCACCCTAATGGGTTAGTCGTCATAAAGAGCTTAGAGATACGAAAAACAGCCATTAGTATCTTGGGGAAATTTTTAAGAATACCAAAAATAAGTTTGACCCCTTTTAATACTCCTGAAAATAAACCACTAAATAAGGAACCTGCGGTTCTACGAGAAAAGATTTTTCCAAGAGATAATTGTATGTTATTACCTAAGTCTGAAAAAGCAAGAGCAACTTTACGAGGGTCAATGCCGAAAAATCGTAAAACCTCTCTCGTGTTACTCCGCTTAACAAGTTTGAACGCAAATAGTTTACCAAGACCTCCTAATTTAGTAAGGTCTCCTCTTAACATGAATGCAGAGAGTTTACGCCACTCCCGTCTATATTGTCTAACAGACACTATGGCTTTCTCACTTATTATAAATGCGCCTTTTAAAACTTTATATGCAAGAATAATTTTAAGTGCTCCTTTTAGCTCATCACCATATTCCTTGAAAAAATCAACGACCCGAAGTTTCCAAAATTCCAACCACACAACAAAAGACCTCATTCGTTCTGCAAAAGTATCACTTGAACCAAGTAAAGTCTGAGTAACTTTTTTAGCTTGTTTACCGAGCCAAACTATCGTATGTCCAATTTGGGTGACAACCCAATTAAGAACCATACCAATTCCTTCGCCATACCTTTTTATGGCAATCATGTTCTGGGTAAGTTCGCCGCCTTTACCAAATTTATCTCCAATCATTTGAAGCATTCCAGAAAAAGCCCCATAAAGGCTACTTGGGTCATTCGGCTTACCAATTACAGAATGTAAGAAAGATTTATATACCCCTTTAAGTCTATTTGTGCCATCTTGAATTGTTACAAAATCATTCTCTATGGCCCTCATCAACCCTTTATGTGTTTTAAGAAAGTCCATAACGGCATTCTGCATCATCACAGTATTGCCTTGAAACTTAGCGAACATTTTTGTCGCTCTTTGTGTCATAAAGCCGGCATCGACTAAGCCTTGTAAATTCCCATTGATGGCATTTGTAATGAGTCCTGAAAATTCGGCAAAGCTCTTACCCGTAGCATGAGCGGCTTTACTTACCCAATCAAGATTTTCTCCAACTTTAACGCCAACAGACATGAGCTGATTCATACCTTTTAATTGGTCGCTAACGTCAAAGTAAGATTGTCCTTGAACAAGTCTCCGTTGAGCTTGTTCCATAGCTTGCATAGTAGAGAGAACACCTCCTAATCGGATAGTGTTCTCTTTCAAAACGTCAACGTATTCAGAGGCAGTACTCTTTAAGGCATAAAATGCCGAAGCCAAAGTAAGAGAAGCCCCAGTAAGTCGTGTTAACTTAGTTAAAGTGCTCTGCGAGATGGCTATTCCAAAATCATAAGCAAATTGAGCCTTACCACTTCCTGCCATTTTAATTAAAGTTTTTCAAGTTTCGATAAATCAAGAGTCCGTGTAAGAGTTTCCGATTCTCCCAAAGTAATCGTAATCTTAACAGATTTAGTCGTATCGTCTATACGAAGAACAATAATCCCATCATCAATTACTTTCTCTTGTGCAGAGTCTTTCTGCATTTTTGCAGAAGTACTGCCCTCTGGGAGGGGGACAAACAAAGATACATAATATCCGGATTGTTCCTCCTTTTTTGAAGAAAATTCTTCCCATTCTATGTGGTTTAGTTGACCTCGTACTACGTCATCTAAACCGACTTCGACATTACTTTGTAACGAATAAATCGGGCGGTCTAAAACAATTTCAGAGGGTTCCATAGGAAATACACCTGTTTTAGTAGGAGCAGAACCTCCAAGTAAACCCCAATCAGACACTGAGCCATCATCACTCATTTTCTGGTAGAAACTTTTATTTAGACGGTCCAAATATGTACTTCCTATGGGAGCTTTTTTTAAGTTATCGTAAGTAGAAACGTTGCCTTCTCCGAGAGCAACAAAACGGGATAAAACTTTTTCCGATGAATTTAATATTGTAGCTATAAGTTTCATGACATGTCTTTTTTCTTAGATTCTTCTTTTATCAATTCCATTTCCATTTTAAAAAACTTATCTCTATCTTCCGAATCCATGAGCATTATTCGGTTGTAATCTTGGCCGAGACGTTTCATTAGGATATACGATTTTGACGTTAAATCATACTTTCCAAGCTCATCATCTTCTGCATATTCTTTTGGAAAGAAAAGAATACCCTTCTGTACAGCCCAAAGGTTGAACATAGGGTATTCTTTATACCATAAATGGTACTCCGTAGGATTAAACGTCATTCCGAGAAAAAACTGCTCGCCTCCATAATCATAGGTATTTCCCTACGTTCGTCACAACCACACACCTCATAATAGGCATAAGGAAGTGTCGGCAAGCATTCAATAATCTCATTCCGTATTTCCTTCAAATCTATGCCCGACAAGTATTCGTTGAATATCTTCAACCCATACCATGTATGGAACTCTTTGGGTAAAGTGTCAAGTACGTTTCCTTCTTCGTCTACTTTATCAACAGATAACAAGCAGTCCATTGCGATACGTCGCCAAAATCCTATGCTATCAGAAAAATATTTTTCTTGGCGAATTGCATCTTCAAGAAGTGGAACCCTGAATGTAAATCTGTTAAATTCAATATCAGTTATACCTAAGTACTCAGGTTTATCTGTAATCTTTGGAATTTGCGGAGGGGTAAAGCCGTCTCTCAATTTGACCACGACATGCTCATAATCGGTAAGAGACTCCATCATTTCCTTAGTTTCCGGTAAATAATCGATTTTATCCAAGTCAATATCGGCTATCAATTTTTTACCGCAATACTTACAGATAACTTCCTGTTTCGGAATAAATGATACCCATACTCTACGATGAATTTCTACCATCAAGGTATTTACCTCAGCGAGGGGTAACTTCAAAACAGCCAAAGGTATGGTGACAGAACCATCTTCAAGGTACTTCTTCCGTACTTCGGGGCCGATTTCTATATTACCGATTCGTTTAACAGCCGCAGAGATAACATTTCCTTGCCATGTAAACGGTTTCTCAGACAGTTTTTTTACGAAAATTTTTTCCGCAACACCATTTGTTTTGAGCAATTCTACATCTTTATGAACCTCTCCGTTAATTCGGAGTCCTACTGGAAGTTCAAAAAATAATCCGTCCATAATACGATTGATGTTTAGTTATTGTTTAATATTTAAGAACCGGCTGGTAAAATAGTCCAACCGTCACAGTGAGCTGTATAAGATACAGTAAATTTATCCGAGCCGCCTACGTCAAAATTCGGATAGTTCGCTGCATTAAAAGCAAACCCTTCGAAAATAATCGTGAGAACTTCTTGTCCTTGATGCATCTTAACGGCTGTAACAGGAAGTTTCAGACCATTCTCAATCATGGTATTAACGAGAGCCTCCATAGCACGGTCAGCTGCACTACCATTGTAAGGTCTCGTAAGTGTCATTTCACCGTAATCTGTAAGCTGGTCGGTAAATTTATACTTCCTATTAGTTCCTGCATCAACTACTTCGACAGTTCCAGAAGATTTCGACATTCCTTCGAGAGTCTCGAATAAACCATCGGAATTGATACCCTCAACGGGGATATTTAAATACCACCCGTTAACTACATATACGTCTTGTGGTTTCTGTGGTTTCATATTATGCCTCCGTTTCTATTGTGGTTAATATATTATCGTTTCTCTGTAAAGAAAGCCGAATACTTTCCGTGCATTCAGTAGGAATCCACAGAACGTCTATATTCAAGAGCTTTCTATCCTGCGTAGGCGGGTTATTGCTCTTGTCACAAATACCTTGATAGGCTTGGTTAAAGTCAACGCTTCCTTCAAGAGCACCATTATCGTACTCTGTCTTAAAGAATTGGTTCAATTGAACAAGAGCTTCACGCTTCAATCCGGGAGTATTCGGCTTTTGTTCCAAAAATCTCATCTTAGAGTTCAGTGCCCTCAGATAGTAAGAGGTCTGCATCCGAATATGTACGCTTGAATACAAGCTATTTGTAGAATATGTCCGTGAACTACCAACGTAATAACCCGTATTCTCGACATATTGAATAATATTGCACGAAAATTGTTGTACGAGCTTATTGATAGATGCCTGAGACAATCGAGGAGGAATAACCTCTATGACATTCTTGAACAAAGAATCTATTCCTGCGGGAGGAATATGTATAAAGTCTCCTTGTAAATACGGTGTACGGACATAAGCGGCTCCTAAAATAGGTCCAATAGCTGGAATCAGTACTGGGTTTCCGTTTTCATCTGGAATTTTACACCACCCCATATAACCTGAGAGAAAACTTGTCTCATTAGTTTGTAATTCTAAGGCGTATAACTCGGCAGTTCCTTCGTCTGCATTAAGGGGCATATTTACAATACCGATTGGATTCTTACGTGTCTTTAAGTACTCGTTCAGAACTTTCGCCATAGAAAGAGAATGAAACTCCGTACAAGCAATAATCTGAACGTCATATCCGTCAAAACATGAAAGCCCTTTCGGGTCAGTAGTACTCTCAATCGGGTAAAAATCAGACTCTTGGACTTCACCGTCTACACCACCAGATAAACTGGCCGTATAAACTTTGTCATCTCGTTTAGAGACTGTTGCCGAAGTAACAGCATTCATAGCTTTACTGGTCAATACAAGTTTAGTGTCCGAAGTAATTGAGGCAACAGTTCCAATTATTTTCTTATTGCTGTCGTACAGCACATTTCCTACTGCAAGGTCAGTCTTAAATGTGGTTCCTTCTCCTGTAACTTCATTACTTGAAGTAGTGGCCGTAACAGTACCTGTAATATTTTTGTAAGTAAGTTGTTCTATTTCCTTACTAAATTCGATAACAATGTACTTGCTAACTTTATTAACAGCAGTTTGAATCTCAGAGAGAGTTCCATAGCTATACGTTTCTTGTTTACCCCCATACGTAACGACAAGAGTAAACATACCTTTTACACGAGAGCTATAAGAATAGAGTGAAACTTCGATTCCGTTAGCCCAAACTCCGGGGTCTTCTTTCCCTTTGTAACCGGCTTTTACTGTCATAGTTGCGTCACCCGATAAACTTCCAGTGCCACTTGCAACAACAGAACCTGAGCCAACAACTCTGGCAAGATACATTGTAACAGGAGCATTTCCAGCTTCATCGAAAATACTTTTGACAATACCCGGACCAAAGAAAGACGCACTTTGTCCTCCAAATACATTATTGAATTCCTCCAAATTTGTTATCTTCACAGGCGAAAAAGCTCCACCTCGTACAAATTGACCGAGAAGTCCAATGTTTCTTTTGGAGGGTTCTTTGTAGGCGGTAGCTCCATTAGCAACGCCTTCTACAATAGTTAATCCTACATCAGCCATTTTAGTTATTGTTTTAAATTTATTACTTAGCAAGCAACACCCCAATCAAAATACCTAAAAGAGTGCCGCCGACTCCTACACCAATACCAATATTCGTAACTCTCCGTTTCTCCTTTTCCAAAGATTTTTTTAGAGACGAATTTAACAAACAAGATTCTTCATATTTTTTATTCTCAAATAAATACAAAGAATCTGTTTTCAAAGATAATGTTTTCCAATAAGTCAGTAAAGAATCTTGAACAAATATTTGGCTTCTAAGATTCTTATTTATCTTTTTCTGAAAGTATAAATCATTCAGAGACCTATTTATAGTTATAAGTTGAGGCTTAGTTATGGCAAGAACTGTATCATTTCCCCAAAGAATCTTTTTTGGATAAGAAGTCTGAGAGAAACTTGATGTTATAGTCCCAATCACCATTAGAAAGCTCAATATCAATATCTTCATTTTCTTTGATTATTTGATTTAACTGTTGCCTTATTTTTTCACGTTCTAAATCAATACGCTCAATTTCTTTTTGGTATAAAAGAATGTCCTCTTTAAGTTCCTTAATCGTATCATTAAGGATACGAATATTATCTTCGTAAATCTCAGAGTCTATAATAGGGGGGTTAGAGCTGGATTTACTAAGAGAAAATATAGCTACGGCAATAGCTATCACAGCGATAATGATAAAAACTACATTCACTTTACTCTTACGTCCCATGTTCTAACTCTTAAAGTGTTCGTTTATTTGTTCGATAGATTCTACGAGGGAGTTCTCAAATTTACGATTTATTTTTAAATCGGCAAGAAAAATAACGTCGTCTTTATTGTCTTGAAAAAGCCATTCAATAAGAACCCCCATATAGCCGGACCCCATTAAAACCGTAAAAGAAGCCTCTTTATCACGTTCAAGATAGGAGTCTTTATAAAAGCGCATTTTAAATTCCGGAAAATCTTTTTTGAACTGTCTAAGAATAATATCTGAACAAACATCGGAATCTGTTACTCCGGGAGTCGTGTAGACCTCAACTCCATGTGCTGACATCCAAGAAAGACCATTTCCAGCAGCATTATTATGTAAAGAAATGAGAAGTTTTCTATTTCCAGTTTTTAATTGAGTGGCAAATTTTTTTCTGTAAGAAAGACCCGGCTCATTATCTGAGTCAGTAGTAACATAAACGTCATAACCCAAAGATTTTAATCTGGGAACAAGGTTATTTATCCTATCCCTACTCCACAAATATTCTTTATGTCTACCATCAGGAGAACATTTACCTTTTACGTCTTTTCCATGTGCAGGGTCAAAAATAATAGTTATAGCTTTCATAGTAGACTAAAAAGAGTATTTAAAAATTTAATAACCTTTGTACCGAAAAACCCGATAGTAAAAGCTAATATACCCATAACTACAAATGTGGTGATTTTGGGGTATTTGACGAAAAAAGAAAGTTTCTCAAAAGACTCTTTATTCTTATAAACAGGGCATCCATGTGTGTCGTCTTCATATCTTTCAAGAAGACCTGTAAGTTTATCCAATTTAGTGTTGGTTTCTTCAAGAGATTTTTTAAGCCCGTCTTGATTTTTACTTAAAGCCTCGCACTTTGTTTCAACAAGCTCTGCAAGGAGAAGAATCTTCTTATCTTGCAAATTTTCTTTATCACACATGAGTTCAAGCGTCTCAACAATTTTACTGTTCATCTGAATCCCTCCACATAGCAGAATCAACCCATACGTTATCGTCATTCCAAGAGCCGCTTTGGAGAATCCAATCAATATCAGAAGAAAATAAATCTGGAATAGCCCTTACAAGACCTTGCTTTAAATACGTCTCAAACTGAAACACCTCGGAAGGCTCCACATAGATATATTCAGTAGGTAACAGTCTAAGTATAGCGTTATTATATAGGAGTTCTAAGTTAAAATTTACAATAGAAACAATCAAATATTTACCGTCCTGAGTTTCTATCGGGGTGGACTCAAAAGGCTGTTCTTGTAATTCTTCAAGAGTCAAGGAAGCCGAGAATATATTTACGCCAACCCCAGCATCCACAATATTCTGTGCAATAGAAGGGTCTTCAAGTATACACACTTTCTGAATGAACTCGACAGCAGCCTGCTCAAACCCCTTAAAATCAGTTATGGTAAACCCTACTATCATCTTACATAAAGTCCTATACCATTAGGTATATCCAACTCAACAGGAGCTTCTGTAAGTTTTCCGGGAAGAAATACCCATACTTTGCCCTCAAAAACAAGCTCAACTCGATGTCCGCTCCTATTACGAACAAATTTAGTTTTCTTTTTCTTAGATTCCTTTAAGGAAGTTTCTTTCTCACTCATAATTCATCTTTTATTGCGAAAATACAAAAATATTCGGCATAATCAAAAAGCTCCTCCTGAATCAATGCTATCTGTCCAAAGAACTGTGGAGGCTACTCCACCATCAACAATAATAGTACGATTTCCAGAAGAATCGCCGCCGTCAACAATAATTCCTTTCTGAGTAACCTTTACGGTTTTGGAAATGTCCAAAGATAGGGTAGAAAACGTTATAGTTTGCTCCCTATCTTCGAACAAGGTATTTGCATCACTCTCTATAACAACAATATCGTCCTTTAATCCCGAATATGTTATAGTGATGTACCCGTTTCCTTTTTTCCATTTTACCGTTTTTATCACAATTGTCTAAATTATGATACAGTCCAACTTGTGTTAGAAGTAACAGAAACGGAAACGGCATCTCCTGATTGAGGTATAGTAATTTCTTTCGGAGAAACTTCCAAACGAGCGTCACCAGCAGCTTGTTTGATAAGAATCTGAGAAGCCTGCCCTCCATTTGCCGTAACAATTAAAGTACGTTCTACTTCTTCAACCGTATCATTTAAGGGGAAATTCAGCTCAATGCTAAATGCAAATTGTGCAGAAGCTCCGGGGTCTCCTTCAATCTCCGCATCGTTATTTGTCACAACACCACCAGCTTTATAGGTGGCAGGAATCTCAACGTCTGTAACTTCTCCAAGCCAACTAAAAACAAGTTTTGATGAGTTTGACTTACCGGCTACGGTTACTTTACCCGCAGTTTTTGGAGCCGACATTTCAGAGCCATTATCAAAAGAGGCAAATTCTGCCTTTGGAGACTGTGTAACTTTATACGTTGCAGGAGTAGAAACTCCAACTCCCGTAACAGTCACAGTTCCAGTACGAGCAACACGACCAGTATGCTCACTTGAACTATTCGAAATAGTCCCATTTCCTGACCCCATTGAGGGGTTCACTACTAACCAATTGGGTTTAGCCATAATAGAATCTTTTATAGTTTAACTTTAACATTCCAATCAACATTCGCAATAACATCAACAATCCCCGAACTTTCCATATCTGAGAAAAAAAGATACTTGGGCTTCACGTCTATGAACGATTGGGGCCATACTTTTTCCTCACCCGAATAAACGCTCTTAACTTGAAGATTTCCAGATTTTATATTTACGACATCAGGGTTCATCTTTTATAACTACATATAGAGTACGAGAATCTTTATCTAAGAGTTCTTCATATTCTTTCTCAGTAACCTTCTCAATATGGTCGTATGTAGAAGATTCTACCGCTTTCCCAAGAATTTGGTCTATCTCATAGCCAGTATACTTCGATATATAAACTCCTGTCGGAGCAAAAATACTACCATCTTTTGTGATGATAATACAATTATCCTTAGAAATAAATTCGTTAATATTCTCAGACAAAAGTCGAGGACTTCCACAAATAACAACTTCTTGAATAAGAGAAACTTCTTCCGGAGTTCTCGGATAAAGCCAAACAGAGCAAGTAAATTCATAGTTCGTCTCAAAGCAACCATCATTTCTGGGTATATCTGTTTCTCTTATAGTATAGGGAACAATATCACCTACTGTATCTTCGCCACTAAGTTTTTTATTGAATATGAATCTTTTTCCATAAACAAAATGCGTCATGAAGTAATCTTTCATAGCGGAAAAGTCATTATAACTCTTAGCTACAATACTTACATCATAACGAAAATCCATCCAAATAGGTCTAAGAAATAAGTATCCTGTTAATCCGTCAGATGATTTCCCACCAAAATAAGCATGCATATCTATATACCATTCATCTTTTGGCGTAGGGACATAATCTTGAATCACTATACACGGGTAAACTTGATTAAGCTGCTCCTCAACATAGTCATAGCTTGATTTCTTGGCATACCTACACAAAACAGTTTGTTCCGAACCTCCTATAACCATTTTAAGGCCATAGAATTTTCGGAAAAATTCTTCATTTACCTGTCGGATACTACACAGCATAACTACTTCTTAGAAAAATATTTTCCGTATAAGATATGAGATACCCAGCCAAGAACTGCTCCTACTCCAAGAACAAGAACGTTAACCAATACGGAAATGGGGCTTACATAATGAACGTATAAAACGATACCTACAAGTAAGACCACTACAACGACCCAAAAAATAATCTTCTTTTTCATAGTCACTTCTGTTTTTCATTTCGCTCTCCTAAACATTTCGTAAGTCCGGCAGCACCGAAAAGCGCAGTAATACTGCCGACAAATAAAGATAAGCCGTTTAAGTCAGTCTTTATTGTTCCAGACTTAATGACCTCGAATACCAATACAAACCCAACAATCAGCAAGAGCAAGCACCCAATACAAGTAACAACAACTAAGAAAAAACTCTTAGAACTTACTCCACTGTTATTTTGTATAAGTTTCTTCATAAAACTCATAATGCTCTTTTATATTTCTTACCACTATACTTCTCTACAAATTTAGCGATTTTATCTTCAATCCGCTCTAAAATATTTTGAGAACCTTTCTTGGATAGAGGGTTTTTTTCAGAAGCGGAAGAAGTGGTAGATGCAGAAGCCTTTTTAGCAGCGTGCTCTGCACGTTCACGTCTTTCACTCTCAGCCAACTTGTAACGTGAATATTTTTCAGGAGACATTCCCAATGATTTTCGTTCAGCTTCGGAGCGTTTAAAATCTTCTTCCCATTTTAAGCGTCTTTCAAGTTCTTCCTTAGAAATAGGAGATTTCTTCTCAGCAACTTTTGCAACCAATTCTTCCCCAGAGTTTTTCTCTCGCTTTGGAGAATGAACTCCTTTTCGTCCAATTCTACGAGTGTAACCTTTGACTTGTATCTGTTTACCACTCTTACTACGCCGTGTATGCGCTTTTATAGCAACCTCATTCATGTGACTTAAATTTAGGGTTCTTCAAAAATTCTGAAATTCTTTCATGGGCTACTTCCTTGAAATCCTTGTATGTTTGTCTCCATACTGGTCTTGCCGGAATATGTTTGTCTTTTGTTCCATACTCATGTATGATAGATAGCTCTAAATTAGACAAAGAACTATCGTCTCGTGGGGTGTCCTCAACCGAAACAGTAGTTCCTTCTCTATAAATAGCATCAATAAGTTGACGAGAATCTATTAACGGAATGTCTGACTTTTTCTTAATCTCAGTAGACGGTTTCAAGATAAAACCGTAAGTATTCTCCTCAATATTCTTGATAATAGTATCCTTAAAATCCTCCGCAATTTCTTCACCGAGTCTCTGCATATCAGAAACAAAATCTTTAACTTTCGGTTTCTTAAATTTGGGAGGAGGTTTGAGTAAAGATTTCGGCATTCTCGGAAACTTCGGCATGGCTTACCTCTTATCTTTATCCTTTTCAGTGTCTTCCTCGTATTCGGCAAACATCTTAATCGGATTTTCTGGGTCAGAAGTAAGGGGAGGTCTTCCTTCACCAAGTCCCCAAGATTTCATAACTGGCTGGCAAGTAGAATGATTTTTCTTAATTGGCTTGCCGTTTTTATTTACATACCCCATAACTACACCTCATTTTTTTGATAAAACTCATAAATATCCCTATACCAACTTTTAGTATTCCTATTAGGAGTCCACCCCACTTGTTCATAAGCAGCCTTTACCTCACTTTGCTCACGAAAACCTTTGGTATATTTGGCACGTTGAATACCTTTGGGATTTTCTCGTTTAATAACACCACCCATAATAAATTATTTTTGATGTTTCTTTAATACTGACTTCTTACGTCCAAGTTGTTTCATCGCAATAGCGTATGCTTCGTTACGATTTACTCCTTTTCCAGATTTTTTCATGGACCCCATAATTTTAGCAGCTCTTTCATGGAAAGCAACCGTATGGATTCCTTTTCCTTTCGGAGCAGCAACACCCGCTTCATCATAAGCGTTGTTAACTCTGTTTATACGTGAAGAAGAAAACTTACTTTCAAATTCTTTTCCTTCACCGAAACGTCGAGAACCTTCTTTACCTCTCCAATAAGTCACACACTTTCCAGATTTGCAATGCCTTGTAACACGATGTCTTTTCATAAGTCCTATCCCCCTTTCAAATCGTCTTTCACGAATATCTGAATACCGACACAGCTACCATATTCCTTAAACTCTTCGAGATACACAATCTTATCGATAACTTGCGTTCTGCCCTCAAAATGTACCTTAGTTTTATTCCAATCAAGATGGTAGTCTCCAAATTTCGGAATAAGTTGTCTCGGTGAAAGATAGACCACACCATTAACCTCTTGTGGTAAACCATACTTTTCTCGTGTACGGTTAGAAATTTCTTTTTCATAGAGTGCTCGAAATTCGTAAAATTCAGATTTTCGAGGGCTGTCACCAACAAATGCCTCAATAGAAAATTCCCCAGTCGGTTCTATCTTTTGAACAGTAATAATTTCAAGCTGTATCTTATAAGGAGTCTTTAATAACTTCTTATAAAACATACTTTGATACTGTAAGAATTTGGTCTTAGATACTAACATATCTACGGTGTCTTAGATAAAATTCCACGAGAAAGCGGAGATAGAGTAAAGGGATAGCTATCATAGTAGCTGCGGAAGTCAAGTTCTCGCTGCAATGAAATGTAACCCGGAATAACATTATCCTTACGCAAGGAGTAATCTCCGAATTGAGTTTCAAGCAAATCTCTTAAATATAGCATTAGTTTATACCAAAAACTATATCTATCACCTAAAACATTGTCAGAACCAACTCTATTGAAATCTTCATAGAAATATCCAGTGGAGGGGTCTTCTGTAATAGTGAAAACAGAGCCTATTTGTGTGGTAGTGGTAGTCCCTACGGCAGAAGAAGTGTCTGTTCCAACATAGTCTGAGCCATCAGTAAAATTTTGACCTATGGAACCAGCAGCTACTTCATATAGTCTTCGTTTACCTACCAAATAATATGACACCCAAATAGCAAGGTGTTTTTCTGACGGACGAATAAGTCTGCCAACAATTTCATCGGTAAGTTCTACGTCTTTGATGTCTAATACGACAAAGTAGTACCACCGAATCATCTCTTCAATTTCCTCATTAGAGAAAAAATAGCGTCTAAAAGCAGTAAAATTATCTGTAAGCTCTACATCTTTAACCTGAATAAGAAAGTCAGAAGCCGTAGTTCCCCTAAAATATGGAGTATAAGATACAACAATATTAGCTTCTATCAAGGCGTTCATTAAATCCTCTAATGTCCGATAGGCATTAAAAGGAAGGTCTACGATTATGTTTTTGGTCAGTTCCTCAGAATCTAAATCAGACCCCTTTACATTTTTGTATATGGTTAATTTCCCTTTTATAACTTCTTCGGTAGGGTCTTCTACTTCCGGAACATACGTCTTATCAATACTGACAAAATAGTCACTTCCCATTTGCTTTATGGCAAATGCGGGAATAATGAAGCGGTCGAAAGTAAGCTCCCGAACCGCTATCATTATCTCATTCAAAGTTACCTTAGATTGAGCCATAAATTATATTCTGAATGCCTTTTGGGCAAAACAAAAAATTGCGGCTACGTCAGACGGAACAGAAACTTCTTTGTTCTTAGGAAACTGGTAAGGAACGCCAGCGATAACGCAGTCGATGTCTTCAACCACCCTAACTTTGACATTTTTCTTACCCGTATTTACCACAGGATTTTCTTGTTTCTTAGGTATCACATCTTCGATGGGTTCTTCAATAGACTCTTGTACAGAATCTGGTTGCATTTCAATGTCTTCTTCGGGATTCAACTTTGTTCTTGCCATAGTCAAAAATTTTTATAGTTACTACTCTTAGGAAAACTCCTACTGCTTACGCAGTAAGAGCTTTCACAATGTTTTTCTCCTCGATAATACCAGTACCCCAGATACCATACCATCCGAGAGTATGTTTACGTCCAAGTTCAACTACGCCGTCATCACGAAGTTCTACGTCAAGGGCGATACCCCAAGCATAGGCATTTTCTCCAAAGAATACAGCTTCATAACCCGTTTGTAAAGACCCAGCTTTACCGTAACGTTTAGTCAATTCGGTTGCGTTTAATACAGGCATCTGAGTAGATTCAATAAAGATACACCCTTCATACATACCAACCTCACCAATATAAAGCTGACGACGACCCATATAAGTATTTGCGGTAATCCAATTGGGGTCATCACGAAGCTGACGAAGCTGGTGCGGGTGAGCTATACATACATAATAATCTCCATTGATACGGGGGGCATTATTGGTGGCGAGAGTTTCTACGGCATCCTTTACAGTCTTGGTATTAAATGCGTCACCAGTCGCAATATCATCGATACCCGTAGCGTCACCTCCATAAACAACATTGGTAGTCTGCAATACAGTATCACGGAATTGTCCGTCCAAAACAATTGCCATGTTATTTGCAAGTAGTTTAGATGCATCGCCCAATACGTCTAATAAAGAGGTACGAAGTAAATATTCCGTAACTTGGATAGAATTAGCTTGTTCTTTAACATGTACTGTAATCTCAGAAGTGGTCATTCCTTCCGGCGTTAAAACGTCTTTTTCTTCAAGGGAACCACCACCCGTAAGATTTCCATACTTAACGAACACAATTGATTTTCCTCGTACAGCCTGCAAATCACGTTTAACCTTAGCAAATTGGGCAAACCTCAAACGGGGCTGTGCTTGGAAAAGAACCTCACGAGAATAAAAATCACGGACTGCTTGTGGAATCGAAACATATCCTCCACCTTCTGCGCTGGCAGAAGATGTTTCTCCAAAAAACAATCCCGTCATCATAAAGATGAAAATTGAACCTAAAATAAATAAAAGAGTTGTCATTTGTTTTTCTTTTTTAGTTTACTGTTTAATTAAAGGGAACCTCCACCATATATACTTTCCAACTGAGCTTTAAGTGAGTCACGTTGTTTTTCAAACTCGCTCATAGTCATCTGTTTAACATTGGAAGCTCCGGTAACTTCCGGAGAAGTTCTTCGAGGTACGGGAGAAGGTGCGGGAATTTCAGATTGACGCTGTTGTGTAGGAGTGGGTTCAATCATACCCTGAATCCCCATCTGTTGAGCTTGACTTTCAATAAGAGGGTCTGTAACATGTTGCTCAGGTTTCTGGGGATTCATACTTGGCGAGGGATAAGCTGAACGGATTCGGATTGATTCCTTCAAAGCTGCATCCAGTTCCTCTTTGGTCTCACCTTTTACCAACTCAGGAATACAAGTAGTTATATTCTCCGAAATAAGTTTTTCCCGATACGCATTAAGTTCATCATGCTGTTGCTTTTCAGAAGCGTTTAGGAGGGGCTGAACAACTTGTTTAATTACAGAAGGAAGTTGTTCTTTTAAATCCTCAACTGTAATAAACGTACCTTTTAGTTTATCTACAAGGTCATCGGCATTTACCCCACCAGTAGGTGTTACTCTCTGTAAAGAATCTATCTGTTGTTTCAACATCTTGTACTTCGAATACAATTTGTTCTTCTCTACTTTCGCAACTTCTTGAATGAATTTCTGCAATTCAGGAGTGTCTTTAATTACGTAAGTAACGCCATTGATTATAACACTTTCAGGTATTCTTGCCTCATTTTCAATAAGTTCTTCCATGATTTTCTACGATTGAAAGTTTTAAAACATGTTTTTACTTAATAATGTTCGCTTTCAAGACATCTGCACCGTTACCTTTAATGGTAGCCTGTGTCATCTGGTCTCTATTAACAAGAGGGTCACTCGGTGTACCCGGATTGACAAAATTGTCGCTCACCATTTTCTGCGTACTTTGCCCGATGTCATGCAAGGCTTCGGGATTTCCTTTGTCTAATGTTTGTAATCCAGCCATAACTTTTGATTTTAGTTTAACAATAAATATAAGTCTTTTACTGATAGCGTTTCAAAGATAATCCATTTTTAGAAAAAATAAAAATTTAAGAGTTTTTATTCTTCGATTTCCTCGTTTTCTTCATTTTCTTCATCCTCGAAAGGTCCTGCGTTTTATTCAGAAGATTCATTAGGAGATTGTTGCATTAAACTTCCAGCTAATTCGGCTATCTTGGCTTGAACAATACCTAAATGTATCAAATCTTCGTCAATTTCATCAAGTAATTCAGGAATATTCTGTTTACCCATTCTCTCCATAATTTCTTTTCGAGAACTTAGTTTCATATTAAGTTCCATTTGAGCACGATTAAGCTCATCAGTTTTATCCTTCGGAAAACCATAAGCGAAAACAGGCTCAATTCTCATCTCAGATAAAAAATTAGGAGAAAGCTCATGTAATTTAAGGAGTCTTTCATTTTCTGGGTCTTCAATATCGAGTATCCTTAAAATCATACTGTTTAACTCAGAAATGCCCTCCCCATAAGTCATAGCCTTGATATTAGCTTGTTGTATGAGGGGGTGATAAGTAATCTGTAATGCCGCAGCAGAAGTGTTACTTATAGCCTGTATCTTACCAAGAGCATTTTCCGGCACATCTGAAAGTTCATGCATTGCTGTTTTTAAGTCTTTCGCAAAGTTTACAGTAGCGGATAAATCTACATCCAAACCAAGATTAAATACATTAGCTTCGGCAGGAAGTCCCGACCATATTTGTCCGAGACCTTTTTTCAGTGATTTAGCCGAAGCACCCGTAATTACAGTGGTAGGTGTAACATGATAATCGATAACAGCTTTTAATTGCTGCATAATTTCATTATATACCTTATTTATTTTAAGTATGTCATTTGCGTCAGACTTACCGTAATAGCCGGCAGAATTTGGGCGATTCTTTATATGCACCATAGGAATAAAACCGTATTTATTCTTATAAATATGATGGTCATATTTGGCTACCTTATTTTCTTCGATAGAAACATCTTTTTGATACCAAGTCTCTACTTTCTTATTTGTCCATCTTTGAACAAACAATCTATACTTGGTTTGACTATTACTTCCATTTTGGTCGAGAGGTTGTCTAACCATAAACGACTCCACATTACTATAATCGCCATTTACAAAAGTGACAAAACATTGTCTACTATCAAAAACACTTACACGACAGTATCTATCTGTTTCGTCAGGCATCCACTCTACACCAAGCCAAACATCACCCGTAATGCTTCCCATCTGTAAAATCTCATAAGCAAGCTGCAATTTGTGAGATTTTCCCCAATGGTACATCATCAATTCTTCGGCAAGTTTTTCAACTTCCGTATCTATTTGCGTAGTATAAAAGCTCTTAACATGAAAAGTAAATGCCTCGTCTCCGAGAAGAAACATATTGACCTTATCAATGAATGCTCGTATATAATTAAATGAAAGCAATCCATCGTTAAAGTCCTTGTAGTGCATTCCCTCATAGAACTTCCAATACAGATAATATTTGGTAATTCTATCGATTTCCCACTGATTATCTTGGACTATATTCTGTAAAACGAAAGAGCGCAGAACATTCGTAGCCTCACTTAAAGGCCGACTATCAACATTCCAATACTTTGAACCCGGATAGCCATTATAACTACCAACGCCGGTAGGGTTCATACCACCTACATCTATTCCCATAATGTCTCATAAATTTTTTGTGCTATAAAACCTATAACATAAGAATAAACCTCAGACGTGTTACTATTATGGTATACCCCTATGTTTTCAAGTAAATTCTCAGCGGAGTGATTTGCTTCGTGTGCAATAGTTCCTATATTAGAGTTCTTTCTATTTATTACTATTAAAGAGCACATACTTCCGGTATCTTTATATTTTGCACGAACAACAAGTCCGCTAATACAATCTGGATATGTAATCTCATATCCATCAGCGTCTAAAAAGGTATCAGTTATCTCTTTACGTTCATTTAACTCTGCAACGCAAAATACGAAAGGGAAAATATCTGTCTCAAATACTTTCATACTAATAAGAATTTCTTCTAATTGCATTTATAGTGTCAGTAACTCCACTGTAAAGAGAATTTTGAGAAACTTCCATTTCTTCATCAACTCTTTGTTCCTCATTAGCGGCCATACTCATAAGAGCGCAACTATCTACAAAGTCGTCAAAATAGCCATCAGATTTCTCACATACCATATAAGCCCCATTAAAATACTTCTGGCAATTCTTCATCTGTTCTTCAAATTTCATGTACTCTGTGGTAGCCCGAACTTTTGGATTAGCCGGAACAATTAAGTGCCTTGTCTGAATATCCGAGACAAAGTTAAACCACATATCCGATTTACTCTGTGGAGTAAATGTATAAGGAACAATATCGACATATTCTCCGCACGCATACATAAGCCTATCGACAACAGCTTTACCGACACCCGTATAATCCGCAAATATAACAGAAATATTAAATTCCACAATACAATCTAAGATTATATGATGTTGGGCCTCATAATCCAATCCACCAAGAGCCACCCAAGCAAGAATTTGTTTATAGGGTCTATCAAAAGAATCATCAAGGTAAAACTTTTTCCCGATTGTCAATACCGTCTCAGCAGGAGATTTACCAATGTCCAATCCGGCTATTACAACATCAGTAGTTGACGGAGACTGAAAACCTAATTTACGATTTATAATGGAGTTGTATTCCTTATCCGTAAGAAGCATACCACTCTCTAAATCCCAAATCAAAGCGTATGATAACTTAAACGCCTGAGAATCTTCACCCCAACGAGCTTTTTTACGAAAAATATCAGCCTCATAATTTAAGTGGAAACGTTTACCGTCCTTTTCATACTGCTCACGTCTATCTCTTATAATACGCTTATAGTCAAACTCAAAATGATTTCTAATACGTGAGTCTTTTATCTTACGGTCAATTTGTCTATTATGTTGAATCTCATACCAAAAATGATTCTTATACATACCCGTAGTACCCACTTTAATTAAAGTACCAGCCGTAGAAGAAAGCATAGGCTCGATAGACTTACTCACGATAAGGTCGTCCACATCTTGTGCCTCCTCAACAATAACGAGGTCGTATGTCTTTGACTCAATCTTAGATTGTTTACTCGCTACTTGTCCTGCAAGGTATGAGCCATTACTTAATTCAAGTCTTGCCGTACTTTCAAGATAGACATCAATATCTGGGTCTGCCAATACCATTTCCGCATTTGCGGAATTTATTCTTGTCATCGCACGAGAATAAGTGGTCTGAACTTGGTCCGATTGAGGGGCAAACAAACCAACACGGAAACCCATACTGAACTGCTCCAAGTCGGGAATGATTTTTCCAAGTGATGGTAACAATACACAAAGCGTATCAATAACAAAGGCTATTGCCTCAGACTTCCCTGATTGTCTACTAAACAATAGAGTCTTAACGTCACCCGAAAACGTTATTACTGAATAGATAATCGCATAAACAGCTTCTATCTGGTAACTGTAAAGGGAGATACCTGTTAGAATCTTCCCAAACTCGATTATCTTAGAGGTAATATCGTGTGCATCAAAAGATACAGATTTACCCTCAAAAGCAGAGGTTACCTCCTCCTCGGTAAATTTTTTCCCAGTAGACGGAAAAACATACCCTTCCTCTTTTGGAATAATTTTTTTCCTAACTGGCATAGTTATTCATTTCTTATATCATAATTAAATTCCCCTTTTTCACTCCTCCACTTCGATAAATCTTTAAGGTAACCATCAGACGCTACATAATCGAATCCATTGGTTTCAACCCAACAGTTAGGTGTCTCATACAAACGTAACTTCGAGAGAGTTACTCCTGACGAATCTTTGATAAAAAGTTGCCTTATCGTATAGAATAATTCAGAGGCTAAATTTTCGGCAGACGGATTTATATCTCCGTAAGTTCCCATACCCATAATGTATAAACGCCATTCATAATTTCGGCATAGCATTATTAACTGCTCATCATACGGATTTAAAATACAAGCGTGGTCTAATTTCTCATCAATCCAAGCACCAACAATACGTTTTATCTCCTTAAAGTCGATTGCGTATCCAAGCGCACCCTTAGAATCATATTCAAAAGTAGCTTCAATCTTAAAACGGTGGCCGTGAAGATTAAAGCACTTCACCTTTTCGTGCATAACTCTGTGAGCTGCATCAAACTCGAAAATTCTTGTTACAGTATTCATAGTCTATTATTTTGAATATAAGATGTTATAAGCGTAATTAACCTTGTCGTATATGTCTTTGGTTATTTTCAAGGGAGACTTTGTTTTTCCTTTACTATCACCTATTATATAGGCTACTTCGGGGCATTCTTTCTCGATATAGTCCATTGCAAATTGATATTCCGGAGACTGAAAATCGGAGTACTTTCTAAGGGCTATAATCTTTCTTCTTACGTCATCAGCATAAGATTTACCTATATTTCTACGAAATGAGGGTTCTTTAAAAGTACGCATATAATTGTACGATTTGACATACTTTCCGTTTCTATAATGTCCTTTTACATGAACGCTCTTTTCCATATCAACGCACAATTTTCTTAAAGGTAAACGTATTTCTTATTATCTCTGAAAAGTATTGTCCCTTAGAAGATGACCTAACAAACTCAATCCATATCCTCGGAGGAACTTTATAATATATATATACCCATCGAGGTCTATTTATAAAGGTCATAGTCAATTCCTTTTTTGTACGGTTATAATCCGCAGTCTTTATATTAGAGGACACTATCTGCATTAGCCATTCTATTAGGTACAAAAATAGGTGAACACCGTTTTACCGATGTCCACCTACAAATATAGAGGAAATTATCTACACTGACAAACTTTAATGGCTTCTCGTATATTCGTCAACAGTCATACCAGATGCCTTAACCTTCTTCATAAACTCCAAATACTTCTTTTTCTTTTGAAGAACGCTCTCAGGCATCTTTGCCTTAGATTTCTTTTTCGGAATAGGTTCATTAGTCTCGCTTTTCTTGGTAGTTTTCTTTTCAGCAGGTGTAACATGTGTTCCTGTTACACGCTTGAACATTGAAAGATGCCCACGAGAAGAATAGTTGTCAATAGCCTCATCTTCAAATTTACGATAACCTGAACGCCCTAATTGCGCACGTAATGCTTTGGCAACTTTCTTATCGGCAGCACTTCCTGTACCACGATACCACTCCTTAAATTCAGCAGCCGTGAATGTCGGAGAAGAAGTCGACGTGGAGGTCTTAATAGGAGTAGACCCATTCGTACCGCTTCCTACTGGACGAGCCTTCTTAGGAGAAATAGTTCCTCCATTATGAAACGAACTTATCATTTTATACTCCCTTTTAGAAGCGACCATAAGTTCTTGATAAGCCTGTTTCAAGGGTATCCTCTCAGATTCTGCATAACTTTTAGCAAGTTTAGCAGGAATATCCGATTTAGCACGCACGACTTTTCCCGTAGACAATGAACCTACTCCCTTTACATAATCACCCACTTTTGCCTCAGATTTTCTTTTCGGTGTAGGTCCAACTGTTCCACTTCCTACTGGACGAACTTTTTCCTCTTTATGAGCAGCTTCCCATTTTTTAATCGCTTTGACTTCCTCCGGAGATATTCGAGCACCCTTCTTTTTTCGATGAGCAATAGATTTCTTATAATCTTTTTCACTTACAAAAGTTCCGTCTTCATTAAGTTTTGCACCACTTGCACGTCTTGTACCCTTATCAGTAGTTTTCTTTTCAGCAGGTTTCTTTGAAGATTCCTTTTTAGCAGTCTCCTTAACCTCATCAAGAACTTTCTTTTCCTCCTCTTTACCGAAAGGGATTTCTAACTGTACTGGTTTCTTTTTACGTTCTTCGAGTTCCTTACCAGCACCCTTCTTTTTAGAAATTTCGCCAGTTTTATCAGCAGCTTCGTACTTTGCAGTATGTGACCTAACAGTAATTATTTTTCCCGATTTGGTTCTCCGTTTATAAGAACGGACTTGTTTTTCTTTCTGCATAACCTAACTATTAACTAATTAACAACTCCTACACTTCTGCAAAAATATAAAACATTTTTTGAACTCCCGAAAAATCAACCTTAAATTATGACAACTTTAAGAAATACGAAACATTCCGAGTCACAACAATTTTACGAGTTAACTCGCCAATACCCAAAAATTTAGATAGGTTACTAATAACATCAAAATTAACAGGTCCTGCATCGTACAAGTAAATCTTAATCTTAGCCCCTCCAAATTCTTTTCCTTTTTCGGATTTTAGAAATTTAGCAACACCACCATATCTTTTTTCAATTTCTTTACGCACCATCTTACGCACTTTCTCAAATTCAACAACTTCCTCAGAAGTGTCAACAGCTTTCATTATTCTTGCCATATCATCAATCTCAAATAGTTATTTTAATTAAAGTTTCTGGTTTTAATTTACCCGTATATTTTACACAGCCAATCTTTGCTCCCATACGAATAAGCATCTCAACTATCTGTAAATATGGAGTCCATATCTCATCATCTTTTCGCCTATTACAAGCGCACAAATGTACATAACCGTCCTCAGTCTTAATCTGAGAAATCATATCTATTATATGGGGAGCGTTCAGACGAAACTTGTCTTTATCAATACCTAAATCTTCCTCGATAATACATTTTACAGACTCCAAATAAATAGCCTCAACATTATAACTTCTTAATTCCATATTAAAATAGAGCTAAAATCATCAAAATAAGAAAAAGAGTTTTCCAAAATTTTTTCTTGGACATAAGCGCAAGTACCAAGAATATTCCAATAAACACCCACATATCATTTAGAATCTAATAATTCATATAGCTTAAATAAGGTCCACACTTGTTTAGACGCTCTTTCTCGATTAAGGAACTCAATCGTCTCTTTGCGGTCTTTCTCTAAATCCCTTTTAGCTTCACGACTCATACGTCTAATAAAATCGTACTCTCGCCGACTCCATTTTCGAGAAATACACCCTCTAAGAAAAGTGCTGTCGCAGTACCAATATTGCATCTCAAATTCTACAACGGCAGAGTCAGAGAATACCCGATAAACATCCATATAGGTATTATTGTCACGCTTTACGCCCGAATCCTGTAATACTATTGTGTCCGTGGGAGCAAACATACTAACAAGATTCTTGAATGTTTCTTTCTCACTCTCTTGACTGTGTGCGCTAAGCATCACCAATGTAGCTAAAAATAAAATTGTCTTTCTCATAATTGTATAGTTTTAATTGAACAATTCTCAGTTTATAAATTTGTAAGACTTCTCGTTTTAAGTTATCCGGACAATAAATATGGTTGTTTGTTATCTCTTTTATCAATCGACAAAGAAGAACAATGAGAGTATCTACTCCAAAATAGTTAATGTAGTCATCATATTTCTTTGCGGAACACCCATAGATGTTCATAAATGAAAACTTGCTTAAACATGCTAAATCACCAATAAGAATCCTATCATTAAACTTATCGTCCATCATCTTTATATTTTAAGGGAGGGGAATATCCCCTCCAATTTATTTGGACTTCTTTGGAAGTTTAATCCATTTGTCAAGTTTAAGTAAACCGACATCTTTACCAAGAACGATTCCCTTATCTACTGACGAAATGGTTCTTGTTACGAAGTTTCCTCCATCAAAAAGAAGTATCCTATCTCCAACTTCAAGGTCAGCTTCAAATAATAAATCATGCGGCGCCACAATACCCACTTGTGCGTACACCATGCACAAAACCTTTGCATTATGAGCTGTATTTTCAAGAGCTTTTTTCTGATACTCAATCCTTTTATCGACCTCAATCGGATTTTTTATTAGCTCAATATCCGTTATTTCACCAGCCGCATATTTCATTATTTGATACATAGCTTTCTTCTCATAAAAGAGTAAATACTCCAAGAGAAAAGGAACAGCATCAACCCATTTACCATCGACCTCTATCTTGTTTTCTTTTAAAGAACCCACCGTTTTATGTTCGGGTAAAAGTGTACCGACAAAAGTAGTTTTATTTTTCTTTTCTTCGATAATGAAAGTTTCTTCTTTCGTTATTTTCTCAACCTCATTCAAGAATTTATTGTAACGAAGTTTTCTATTTTTCCACAAAGAGAACAAAGACTTAACTTTTCGCTGCCATCTTTTGAAAGGTATAACCTCCACAAATTTTTCAGGGTCAACGTCAATAGTCTTTGACCGTGAATCCTTGATAAGGCGTAAAACCTTTCTGCGAAGTTTTTCAAAATCAATCTCGACTTCTTCATTACGTTTACTTTCTTTTTCCTCCTTAGCTTTACGTGCAAGTTCCTTTCCACGTTCAACAGCTTCATGATATTCGTCCAAAGACTCGATAACATTCTTCGGTGTTTTGAACCAATCTCCCAATTCTTTTGGAGTAGGGATGCCCTCAAACGGAGTTTCAACAATAGCGTATTTTTTCATGGTGTCCTCAACAACAAAACCATCTTCTGCCGTACAAGAAATCCGATAACCTCTAAAATGAAGTTTCCCTTTTTTAATAGGAGCGTCCTCATTAGGGAAATTATCTCTTAAATATCTTTGGTAAACCGTCATCGGCATATCCTTGTCAGAAACTTCCAAGTCTGTTAAACTGATGTCCTTAAAGTCCTTGTAAACTTTCTTCATGGTCTTTTTTACGGTATCAATCGTATAAATCTTACCGTTGACACACGCATATTCTTTTCCGTCCTCGTCAACAGAAACAACTTTTCCCATCGGTTTAGAACTTGAAGCCATACCGAACACTCCTCTGACATATTCTTTAAGTTCTTCACATCCTTGTTCTTTAAGTATTGCAAGCGTTTCAAGTTTGCCACCGAAAGATTCGGCAAGTCCTTCAACAGATTTCTTTTCAAGTTCTACATTTGGATTTTTAGTAAAGCGAGTTTTAAATCCTTTCAATGTGCTGATAAGTTTTTTAGTTTCCATGTGATATAGTTTATAGGGGTTAATTAGAATGTCTGTTATTATATTCGATAAGAACAAGTCCGTTATTTACAGGGACTCCGAGTTCTTTTGAGATACGATTAAGTTCGGGCAAGGCTTCGCTGAAAGTGATGGGCATTCCTAAATGTCGCTTATACGATAAAGCCCATACAGCTAACTGCTCGTCATTTACTTCGACTTCGGCTTTATATTTTTCAAGACCCGAACCAAGATTGGTCCTCGTAATTTCGCCATTGGCATTGTCAGATAAGAACTCCATTACTTTTACGGCTTTGTTCCAGATAGAACGTTTGTACAATTTCGGTTTGTCAAATCCGATTTTGATTGTTTCGATTATTTCCTGAGTTTTCATTTTGCTGATGTTTTATTTCTTTTTATCTGTTCCTTATAAATCACTTTCAATCCAAGATAAGCATGTTCCATTGTTGCAGGAGCTTCTTTAAACAAAAGCTCATACGCACGCTTCGCCCATTTCTTCGCAATACCCTTCTCATTAAAGTTATCCACTAAATTGCAAAACTTATACATTATATATGCCGGATAATTATTTTGCAAGTAACTTTGAACCCCATCACATATCTCAGCGTCTGTTTCCAAAATTGCGTCACTGTCGGGGTCTAATGTAAACCACTTAACAAAATTCTCCAATGTAGGCTTGATTACTTGCATACCCTGTGCCAAGAACATCACAGGTGCTTTCGATAAACGACCGTCCTCTCTTTTAAGGGAGACTGGAAATCTACGCCGTTTAGTGGTGTAACCCGTAACTGTGTACGTAAAACCATTTACATTCCAAATACTGCCAATGAGATGACCCTCAAATTTCAGTCCCGCCATTGATGCATTCTTGTCGGCAATCTCATGGCTCCTATCAGAAACAACCCGTGTACCGTTTTTGTTTTTAATGTAAACTTCCAAGTTAAGTTTCAGCTTATCGTCTGTATACGTACCGCCATTGATTATAAACTCGAAACCTTCTTCTTTAAGAACTTCGGAAAGAACTTCTTGAACTCTTTGTGAGATTTTTCTCCCAGTGCTACGATTAAATTCTTTTTCCATAATAAAATTATTAAATCTTTATCTACTATATGCTGAAAGGGGTTAACTTTCACGTATACAAATATAGTTATTTCTTATACAATAACCAAAATACAGGTATATTTTTAACTATTTTTAATAAAGTAACTGTAAATAGGCATTAAATCAACGAATAGCCTCATTTTGTCATAGTAATTCTGAAAATAGTTTGTTATATAAGCTGTGTTCGACATAATTCACTTTCTCGTATTTTTTGAAGATTTTCTTGACAGCATCCTCCTTAATCGCAATCATTCGGCCAGTGCGGAAAGGGTTACTGTCACTTTCACCATCCTCCACTTCGATAAAGAAAATACCTCCGGAAGAAAGGGTTTTCTTACAGTCATCGCAAATATTACCCAAGCATAATTTATAAGGTGCTTCCGCAATATGTCCATTTTCATCCTTATAGCTATTTCCGAATAATAAGACACCCATTTCATTACCACATATAGCACAAGTTTCCACAGATGGATTTACTCCGTACCGTTTACTTAACGTAAGTCCCATAATTATTTACTATTTAAATTAAAACGATTCTATTTCTTACATTAGCTATTATAATAGGTTAGCCAATAACCATTGGTTTCAAGCCAGTTCTTAAACTGCTCCACATTAACATGACCTCCTTGTTCAATGAACTTGAAAGCCGTTTCCACATTTACTACACAATAGGGATATGCCCTAAGCATCTTGTCCACTAAATTCTCTGCTATTGTTCTCATTTTAATATACTTTTAGTTTCAAATAACTCGATACATTTTCCTTTAAGGGTAGGTCTCTTCGCCACAATTTCATTCACCACTTCTTTCAAATCGATGGGAAAGGCCGGACACCAAGTATGCCGATACTGCATAACGAATCTTCCATTACACATTACGTCAAATATAACAGTTTTCATCTTGCGGTTCTTTTGATAGTTCGGTATCGTCCTTTTATGTAATTACAGAAATACTGCCCTTTGGATGCCGCCTTTTTGAAGTGGCTTACCTTCTGTTTGGTAACTCCATAATAGTAATACCAAGAGTTGCCAATTTCGATACGAAGACTCTGTTTGTCCTCATTATACATCGCAGACTTTATAAAGCTGGAATGTACGCTGATAGTTATTGTTGCCATATTGCTGATGAATTAAAATGTTATTTCTTTCTCTTTGTTACTGGACGTTGCTCGGCAACCTCGTCCCATAGCATGGAGTCTATGTAGGACGCTTTGCACACACCCGGTGTATTGTTCAAATGCTCGCTGACATAAGTGGCAATCTCCTTGACCTCCTTATTAAATTCGGTCTTTGTGCTGGGAAGTTCCCTTTCACATATCTCCATGAACTTTTCCCATGCATACATATTGGCTCGCAAAGTCCGGAAATCCTTCGGAGTGAACCTCCTTCCTACATATCTTTTAATAAACTTAGTAAGTTCATATTCCGTAATTTCAAAAAGTGTTTCTCCTTGTTCCACTGTTTTCAAAACCTCCTTTACTTGTTTAGCGAGGTCTCCGATAAGGGTAAAACTGTTCTCAACCTGTTTCTTACCGATAAAATTAAGAAACACTTTGCGACCCTTTACCAATACATGTTCCGGTAATAAGGTGGTCAATCCGTATGTTTGTACGAATTCCGGTTCTTTCTTGGAATTGGGGTGAGGCTTGGTGATATACCCTTCGGCAGAACTCTCGTTACCAATCCGGATACCTGTGTACATCATCATCTTGCAAGCAAGCGCACATCGTGCCGTATCGGTAACATAGCCACCTTTCTCAATCATGCGGTCGAATTTTTCGCTGAGTTCCTCAAACCGTAAAGCCAGTTTCACCATGCGGTTATGTTTGTCCTCGTAGTTAGCCTTTGCGCTGCGGCAAAACCCATATTCCCTGCCGAATATCTGTACAGTCGTCATCTCACTGCCGGTTTATTGTTAGACAACCATTCCTTTACAGAAGCCACCACCACCGACACTTTGCCGTCAACGACCAAATCCGTTTCGTAACCACCGAAAGCGTATTTGTTCTCGTCCATGTAAACAGCCAGATACATATACGTGGGGTATTCCGTACCTTTCCGGTATTTGTGAACACGGAACATCTCATCATCGGGGAGCCACTCAAAACTTATTCTCTCCCTACGGAGTTTATGTTCCAAAATAGAGATTTTACGTAAAAACCGCTTCTCCCGTTTACTGATGTCCGGTATTTCATACGGTTTATCGCTGATGTAATTGGGGTCGAAAGGTTCCAGCACATCGCCGATACTCTGAAAATCATGTAGCTTAGTCATATCTTTGGGGTTTTAATGAACTGTATACAAATATAGTTATTTCTTTTATAATAACCAAAATAGAGTCAATATTTTAATTATTTTTAACAAAGTAACTATAAATAGGTGTTTTGTGTCCATATAGCCTCTCAACGGAGACGGTGACACGGATAAATCGCCGTTTATACGAAATGCGTTTCACCCATATACATGCTGCATAACGTTTGGTTCTTATCATAAAGATAATGAAAAAGAGAGAATTTTCCAATTCACCCGCATGTACCCACGAAGTAAAATAGATGAGATTTCCAAATACACCTATCGAGGCCATTTTGGTTATTGTTATAACAATAAAAAACACGGGTTCTCTACCTACGTTCTTATAAAAATGGACTACCCGAAGCCATGCCGTAGAAAAATCCCATTTAAGGGGACCCCCAAATTCAGCTCTTGGGGTTCTTATTCTTCCATAAGGCAAATTATGAAATTAAATTTCGCCCAAAAATTCTTTCCTTTCCAATCGTCCCCGCCCTATATAACTTCCATAGGAATATATCTACGCTATATCATACGTCCCATACGCCGAATAAATATAATTGTTATTATAATAACAATAATCTATGTGTGTCTTTCCTCTATATATGTATAAGTAATATATATTATATCACAGTAAACTATTTTCGCCGCATATCTAATTCTTATTTCTTACGCTATATAGATAAGAAAATAGGTTATTTCTTATATAATAATCTATTCTAACGCCAATTTCCGCTCTAATTACACAGAAAAACACATAAATAAGCCCAATTCGGTGTCTATCTACGCTAATTACGCTTATGCTACCTATCTATATAGCCCTTACCCATCAGTAAAGATGAATACACATACGACACTTCCTTATACAATACATACTCCTATATACATATATAGTAATAATATAGATATTATACTCTTATTTGAACCCGCATTTCCGCAATTTCTTAGGTCTATACTGCATACTATTCACTAACTATTTGTGAAACCGCATTTTTACCCCGTTTTCTCACGGTTGAATATATTAACCTATACATGAAATCATGCTCCGAAGGCTTTATTCATGGTAATTCCAGCTCTTTTTTCAGTAAACCAATTTCCAGCTCCAAAAAATAAGGAAAAATTGGTCGTCTTAAAATCCAAAATGGAGGGTGAATATAGAAATCTACGCTTTTTAGGAAAAATCCAGCTCTTTTCAGACACAAAAATAGGGAAACTATTCTTCACGAACGGTTTCCCTTCAACCTAAATAGTAGATAATTTTGAGAAAATTATGAACGCATATATCTATGAAATGTGCTCTATATATTTGACTCCGCATCTTCTCCGACAATGGATGCTAAAAACCAGCTATTAAATTCACACCATTTGCTTAGCTGGGTCATCAAATCCGCAGTTACGTAATCACCTTGCTCGTCAGCCTCGAAATAAATCTCATTTTGGAGTAAGGTTAAGTTAGTAATGCCGACTATTAAATCTTGTATGACATAAGTAGGAGTTTCTGCGTCATTCGAATCCATTACTACGGAATTTTCTGATGCGTTTTTCAACGTGAGAGAAGTTTTTTCTCCAATTTGCCGCAATCGTTCGGCAATTTCGTCTGTATGCTCGACACTTTCATCGTATAACTTTTCTAAGTGCTTATGCAGAGACAGAAAATTCTCACCTTTCAAATCCCAATGATAAGTATGTGCTTTTTGATAGAAAACTGTCCATGAAGAAAGCAACCTTTTCAACTTGATAACTGTTTCTGAATTTATTTTTGCCATAGCTTATAACGTTTTCACCTCCAAAGGTAGTAATTTTGATTTAAATCACAAATCCGCACATACTAAAATTTTACACATTTAATTTTGTACCTCACAGAGTCTCCTTTCTACTACCGACCAATCAATAGCCTCAAAAAATTTCTCAATGTAAAGTTTTCTATCGTTCTGGTAGTCCAAATAGTAAGCATGCTCCCAAACATCAAGAGCAAGAATAGGAATCTCATATGTACCTTTTGGTGTTCCTGTTCCAGAGAATGACCTTACCCATAAGCATTTCCTTTGTTTATCAGTTGTAAGAAACACCCACCCTGAACCAAATATACTCATACTGGCCTTAATTATTTGAGCTTTCAAATTGTCCCAAGAGCCATAATATTTTACAATGAGGCTCCACATTATAGGCAACGGCTGTTTAGAACCTCTCGTATTTAACTGCTCGAAGTAGAAATAATGATTAAACACCTGAGATGCATTCTTATACAAATCTGCGTAACTGTCTATACAGAATAATAGGAGTTTCTCGATAGTAAAATCTGTATAGTAATCTCCTTTCAAGCGATTTACATTATCAATATACGCTTGTAGGTGCTTGTAATAGTGGAACCTCACAGTACGCTCGCCAATAAATGGTTCCAAATAATCATCTGTATAGGAAAGCGGAGTAAGAATAAAATTGTCCTTATCATCCTTTCTGTTCATTACCTCGTGTAATGAGGAAATTTTAAGTTCTTTGCCGTTCATAATATGTCTTTTAAGTACAACCATCTAACTATGTTCAATTTGTCCGTCAGATTTTCTTCGGGAACGGAAAATGAATATCCCCATCCCTCAAATTTTCCGAAAACCAACATTCCATTGCTCATCTGCAAGAGCAAGGGTTGGTCTTTCTTCGGAGTTTTATCCGCAGTGTGCCACAGATGCTTCTTATAATAGTCAGCCCCTCTGGAAAATCCCTCAATAAAAGATTGGTCAGGATTACACCTCGATGCCATCGCCGCCTTTATTATTCCTTTCATAGTTGTTTCCGTTTTTATATCCCATGCAATACTTTGGTTTATCTTAGCCATCCGTCAGTAGTGGTAGTTTTACCGACACCGCCTTTGCCCGAATAGACTATTATTGCCCTCATACTTTTCAAAAAGAGAGGGATTTTTTAGGAATCCCTCCTAAAAATGTTACCCTAAAACAATCTCCCAATCCTCAGCAAACATATCCTCAATACAAGGATGCCAAAACTCTGACGTTCCGTTATCTGTATCGATAAGTTCTACATATCGTATAGTGGAGTCCTTCCGTAAAGGAACATAGGCAAGTCGCCATTGTGGGGTCCAATTTATTCTGCGGACAACACCACCATTCTTCAAAATTTCTATCGCATCTCCAAATGTCATTTGATGCAAGGGAGCTTCTGGTGAGCCATCAAGCCTACCAATACGACATTCTAATATATTGATATACCGACTCATGACCTTATGCTGTAAACGAAGCAGATAGTTCTGATACTTGTCAGTCACAACCTCATCTATTTTGCCAGATTCAATAAATGGGGCGAGCTTATCCATCTTCTCATACAAGTCTCTCATTTCAATATGCAGACGGTCAAGGAATGTATCAGCCACCTTGTATGCATCTTCAAAAGGTTTAGCCGGAGACCAACTCCCGTACCCGTCAGCATATCTAACGTGATAACCCATGCGCTTTGCAGACTCCACATCGGGCACTCTGCCGACTTGCAATAAACCTCTTTCATAAGCCTCACCCATTGTCATCGGTTCAGCTTCCACTTGTTTTGTTCCAATGTACTTCTTCATATCATTACTTTTTATTCAGGTTTTCAATTTTGGAGGCCACAAGATTCGCTACGATATTCATAAGGAAGTCGGTTGTATTCTCCTCCATTATGTAATCCGGGTCTTGAATTTTTCTAAGAATAGTAACAATTTCTTTGAGCATCTCGTTATTCTCTCGAAGTAATTGCAATATTTCCTCCATTTTCTTCAATCCGTTTTAAGGTCTTAGGAAACTTATCCTTATGTTCAAGGAACTCTCCAAATATTTCAATCTCAAATGTAAATTCGATGTCAAAAGATTCTTTTTCCTCGTGAAGAACTTTTATTCTCGTACCGAATTTCACATCCCTTTGGTCATCTACGTTAACAGCCATTACAGAGTTATCCGATAGATAACGTGCCACGACCAAATGGTTTTTAAGTTCACTTTCTGGAATCCCGTTTACTTCGCAGAACTCTAATAAGTAAGTCTCTACGAGTTTTAATTGTTCTTTAATTACATTATCAGAAGCCATAGTATAATCCTTGTTATTTATTTCCGAAGTATGGGGTTTCAAAAAAAGATTTTATCTCTGCTCATTGTACTTCATCTTTTCATGAAGTAATGCTTCTATATCAACGCCTCTACGGTGGAGTTCGGTTAAAGCTACTATGGCAACATCTGCGAGTTCCTCTACAACAGCAGTGTAGCCATTTAAGTGTTCAGATGTTTCTGATTCACTCGCTTCAATAACTTCTTTTACTTCCTCACTAAGACCCTCAATGGTTTCAGCGTGAAGTGTTTCTACTGTAAAATTCTCACGAATCTTACCTCGTTTTAGAGCAGAATTATACGCTCTCCTTCCAAACTTGTTTAAATCCATCTTACTAAATCACTATGAGTGCATAGCACTCTGTATTATGTCAATAATTTTTTCTTGTTGTGAAAAGCACAAAGAATAATCTGCTAAGCTAAAAATATCTATCCAATGATGGTGAGTAGATGTCGTAACAAGTGCTCTTACTTCGTCCTCAGTTAGGAAATGCCCGTATACAATATGGACATATTGAGCGTATTCTTTAACGTCTGTTGAAACGCAAACTATGGATAAACCATGTAGATTGATGTCTGTTTCTTCAAGAATCTTATCCTCAATAAACTGAGAGCCAGATTTACCTTTACACAAAAGACCCCCCGGAAGTCTATAATCTCCTTCGATATTTTTGTCATGGTTCTCCACAAATAATATCTCAACCGCATCAGCGGTTTTTCTAAAAATACATGCGCTGCAATATACAGGGCGTTCTATTAAATTATCCATAATGTAGTTAGTGTAATACTTACAAAGATTAAATATAAGATTTTCATTTGAACTTTCCAAGTCATAGCTATTTCTCAATCAAAGCCCAAACATAATATTGCGAGAGGTTTCCTCTATCAAGGATTTTTTCAATAGGTAGTTTTCCTATCGCCTCATACTCAAATTCTGGCTTATAAACACGGAGAATAAGTCTATTGTGTACATAATCGGTATAATATTCATTCTCTTTTTGGTTGGACAATCTAATATACCTATAACAGAGAATCAGCACCGCTACAAACGACAATAAATTAAGTATTATTCCTACAAGAATCAAAGTATCCATAAGTTTTTATCTATATAGTAACTCCTATTTATTTGGTAACAAGTCTTCTACATATGCCCAACGTTGCATGTTAACTCCACGTGAAAATTTTACCCAATTTTCGGAATCATAAAAGGTATCAAAGGCACAGTCTCCAAGTTGAGCAAGATATATTCTATTCCTTTCGGGTTCTTCACTTACCTCATGCCACACTGAATTTATCCGCCAGTTTGCACCATGCTCGAAAGCATCAGCTATTGTCGACTCAAAATCTCCATTGGCATAAGTTGGGGCTGTTATTTCAGCATATTCTAATGACCTTTTTTCAATATCTTCTATTTTCATGATTTACTTGTCTTACACAATTATTTCAATATCAACTCTCTTGGTTCTTTATCTTCCCATTTTACTTCTGGGAATAAACTGTCACTTAATACAACAACAATAGTATTTTTGCCTTTAAATCCCCATGTACACTCACGTTTAAATGGTTTAGTTGAGTACATAAACAATTTTCCACTTTCGTCCCTTGCTATCCACATAACTTGCTATTTCTTAATAATTTCATCATTTATAATAAACTGACCTCTAATTTCTGTCGGCAAAATATTCGTGATATTCGCTCTATGTTCTTCACCGTGCATAGATTTGAGCAACGGGTGTATTTCTTTTGGCATAGGAGCGGGACAATCTTTGCAATGTACTACCATTACAAAATGTTGTTTTTGTCCATTCTCGTCCTTACTACCACAGCATTCACAATGAATAGGATAATAGAAATAAGTCCTTTCTAATGGTGCTTCTTTGCCACAGATTTCACATTTACCAAATTCAATTTCTCCCATGATTATTCCAAAGTTTAACTAATTGTTTTTCTGTATATGGTTCTTTTATACCCATATTTGCATTCACATACCATATTCCTATGGAATCAACAAGTATGAACTCATTTATCTTTATCTGGTATATCTCACTATCGGGGTATGCTTCCTTTACAGCAGTTGTACAGTCTCCATTTGTATAGCAGCTTGTTAGTATAAGCGATACTAATAAAAGCAATAGGAATTTCTTCATAGTTACTCCTCCCACTCGATTTTAATTGTATCTAAATAAGATGAGTCATTGTCAACCTCCTTTTTAGCAATTTCTTTTGTTTTGTATATACTTATTCCTGTTTCTGCACCATCATAACATGTGTATATATTAATCCACCCCTCTTTCTTCTGATGGAGCATCATGAGGTCGCCGTCATTCTCATGTCCTCCATGATAATTGCCATTATTAGGATAAGCAACCAAATCTTCAAATTCGGGATATTCCTTGCTTGGAATAAGAGCCATTATATTTTTCCCATCTTTTCTTTTGGCATCGAAGCAAATAATCCTTGCCTTTCTACCATCTCTCGTGCAGACTGGTTTGCCTGCTTTGGCTGCTTCAAGGTCAAATTCTTTTAAGTTCAATTTCTTTTCTTCCATATCTTCTTTGTTTTGTTTGATTTCTATACTTATTATTTTTTCATGCCAATCATATAATACATAATCATCGCATATAGGTTTATGATTTTTAAAATCTTCATATACCATGAAGTTTTGAACATAAACTTTACCGCCTTTAAAAATTTTGTCGTATATAAAATGTGGCTCTCCGACCTTTTCAAGTTTCTTGAAGATTACAGATTTACTATCTTTTCTATAACATGATAAACATTCTCCTCTTATCTCAAATACATCACTACAATGAATATCACTCTTGGTAGCTAAACCACAATTCTCACATCCAAGAGATTTTGTATGAATACACTGATACCATTCTCCGTTGTACTCAAATATTTCTCCTACTTTTCTTTCCATAGTTAGTTCTTTACCCATATAGTTACATCGTTCTCATATTCTTTTCTTTTTTAATTTTCCACATCTCTTACATGCCAATAGGAGTTTATCACAAGTCTCGTAACGAGTGATATGTAATATTATCCACTCGTGTGAACATCGAGATTTCTTCAACCATTCTTTCATAGAAACATTATAGATTAAATTTCTTGATTTCTTCCGCAGTAAACCAGTATCTGGATTTTAAGGGTCTGGGAATAAAAACCATTTTGGAATAGCTATGCCTCTTATAAACATAAGACCATTCTTCAAACAAGGGTTCAAATTTATCTATATCTTCTTTCAATACACGATGAATCTCGTCATACGCTCGAACCCTTAGATATTCTCTAAAAAGGTATACTTTCTTATTTCTTATGAGAAGATAAAAGTATATAAATCCTAAAAATATTACAACAAGCATAACTAAAAACTAAGTTACTATAATAAGTATATAAAATTATATTGAACTAAACAAATTGTCCGTATGATAAACCTCAGACTATAAAAGATTCCATATAACGAACATACTCTTCAAGAGTAGGCATGCGGCAGTTGGAAAATCTGAGTGCTGGTAAAACACGTGAGGGAGCATCTAAAAAGACAATAGAACCCGGCTCATAATAAACGAGGCTTCTATTTTCGATAGAACAAGAAATATCCAATAAAGTCTGAAACATTATATAGGGACGTTCTTTATAATAGAACATCATCACTGTGCCCGCAGGAATCTTATTAGGATAAATCTTGCCCAAGAGCGAAACGCCAAATTTAAAGGGAGGTGTGGAAAACCATTGGTCTCTTACTTTATCGTAGTTCATATCTATGAAAAATAAAACTCCCAACAAAATGCTGGGAGTAACGTTATTAAATATATGGAGGGAATTATAGAAACTTCTTTTGCAGCCTTTTTAATTTAAGGAAAAAATCTTCTCCAAAAGCACGAACCAAAGGAGGTCTTAAAAAGTCAAGCATAAAAATATTCTCTCGCTCTCCTTTCTCGTAACCATGTACACAATACTCATCATATATATCGCCTATCTGTAATTGTTCATAACTTGGAAAGGCACTCCAAATAAGAGGGTATAGCTGACAGCTTAATGGAATATCTATACTTGGGTATATTTTTTTCGCTATTTTAAGAGCACAAATTCCTTTTTTCAAATCACAAAATACACATCTTTCTTTTTGTAAGGTGGTATAAAACGTATCACCGTCTTTACTAACAGGCTGTTCAAGTGCCATTTGTTGACATTCTTCCTCGCATAAAGAAGAAAGTTGTTTCCTATAAAACAGAATGTCAGCTGCTTCGTAATCCGATAATTGACCTCCGTTAAGTTCAGTATCTGAGAGAGGTTGATAACAACAAGCGCCTTTACATTTCTCATAGTCGCAACAAAATTTAGCTGTGAAGAGCCTGTTATCAACATTTAGCTTGTTAACCGTTGTATAGAATTTCTTCATAGTCTAATTGACTGATAAAATTCGTTTCTTGAAGGAGAATTAAAAAAGATTCCGCCTAAACGAGAAGTTAGAGTATCCGAGTTTGTATCTTCAACTCCACGAAGTTTCACACAAGTATGCTCAGCTTTAATAAGAACCGCAACGTTGTCCGTTTCTAAAAGCATACAAAGAGTATGAAATATCTGCTCAGTGAGCCTTTCTTGAACTTGTGGTCTTCGAGAGAAAAACTCTACAATACGGTTAATCTTAGAAAGACCTATAACTTTCTTATCAGGGAGATAAGCAATAAAAGCCTCTCCTATCATAGGGATAAAATGATGCTCACAAGTGGAATTAACCTTTATATGTCGTTCGAGCAATACGTTATCATATTGCATCTTATTTTCGATAGTGGTAATCTTGGGAAAATTATTGTAATCAAGTCCCCAAAAAATCTCATTAAGATACATTTTAGCGATTCTTCTTGGGGTCTCGCAAAGACTATCATCTTTCAAGTCAAGACCAAGAGCCTTCATAATTTCGCTTACATTTCGAGTAATGGTAACAAGTCGTTCATCGTGTTTTGGAAGTTTAGTTTCTACCATAGGAGACTCAACACCTATTTTAATTAGGTTCTCATGCACCGCACATCCAAGATAGGGATTTGTTTTTGTCTTGTCCAACGCCATAGCTATAATGATTTTATTCGTTCGTAGACATCTGAGAGAGTGCACTCCTTTCGGTTGTACTCATCGAGTATCTTGAATACGTCTCTTTGAGAAACTTCTTTATCGGATAAAGTTCTTGATACAAGAAAAATTTGAGGATTCTCCATACAAAAATCACGAGAAAATCCGACAGAAGAACTCCGTGTTACGTCATAAAAATAAACGACCTTATTTTTATCTACGCCAATTGTTCCGGGACGTATTACATATTCTTGACCTTTACAATTTATGTAAATTGGTTCTTTAACTCTAATATCCATAGCACAAAGATACTAAATTGATTTCTTTATATCCAATTTATAGCATGCTTCTTTAAGAGAAGCCCAAAAATCAAGATAAAGGATGCTCTCACTCATTAGTGAAGCAATTTTTTCCATAGTGGTATCATCAACGTCATCGGTATATCCGATAACTTTTAAATCTCTTCGGTCCACAGTTGTTACTATAAATTTTTCTCCCATACAATAGTAATTTTAATGTTAAGCCAATAAAATAGCCATTCCTTCTTAAATTGGTCATGTCTATTAGATATAGTCGGAATAATGGTAAACGGGAGATGCCCGTTACATCTTACATAAAGTCTCATAACCCGCAGCACATAGTCAAGAAAAGAGTCTCTTCCTCACATACGATTACTCTGTCTTCATCCCATACGGAATTTAAGTTCTCATCGTAACCGTTTACATAGTAGTAACCTTTATGCTCACCCACTTTCCTACAAATAAAATGATAATGAGGTCTTGACGGTGGTGCATTACTTCCAAAATTAACTGCGTCCATAAAACTTGGACATGTGCAGCCTTCTTCAAAATCCACTATTCTATATGGACCCGTACCATAACTTGTACGAATAACCATTCCAGTGTAAACTCTCCCCATTATAGTTGCGTAAACCTTGAACCCAAAACTTTTTAATTGCTCAACCGTTTCTTTAAAATAGCGGTCCTTCGTTTTAATATCCATAGTACTTTATATTATTCATGGGATTTATATGCTCATTCATAATCTCGAATTGATATTGCAGACGGAAATCTTGGTATTCCATCATCAGACAAACCCTGATACTGAACAGTTACTTTCTTACCGATAAGTTTAGCACCATTCTTAAAATATTCGGCTCGGAGTTCTCTTGTACCTTGCGGCTTTACATTAAATTCGCCTCCCTTACACTTACATACGAATACAGCCGTTCCGGCATCACGACCTGTTGCCTCAATCACATCCACGATTTCAAATTCCGCATCATCAAATGTCTTCAATTTAATCAAATCATTGGAATGGAACCCAAACTCATATTTGCCGTCAAGATTTCTTACGATTACTCCTTCATATCCATTGACAACACATTTTTCATGGTACTTCCATACTTGCTCCATATTATCACAATAGACCCAATCACTACGATAAGCAGGAGAGTCTTTATCGACTTTCTCAAAATCTTGAATGAGTTTACTCCAACGTTCTTTATTGGAGATTCCTTCAATAGGTCTATCATATACTACATATCTTATTTTAGGTGTAATATCGGACAGCCGTTTTACAGCGGATATAATTTCTTGAAAAGAAAGTTCTTTATGGTTATAAAGTTCTCCATCAAGAGGTAATAAGTGTTTATTCTCATTGGCCCATTTCTCTAAATGGGGAATATTATAAGGCTTTCCTTTTCGAGAAATTATATGAATACCATCTTCATCTTGTGAAATTGTACATCTAACTCCATCATACTTAGGTTGACAGAGGCAAGGAAATTTAATCTTTTTCTCATTAAAACCGATTGCCAGCATTGGTTTGATTTTACCATTTGCGTCCGTGTTGAATTTCGCATCCGGATTTGGCATTGTAACCGTGAAGCCTGCATCTTGTAATCTATTCCATGCTGATTGTGCTTCGGACAACGCCTGTTCAAGATATGTCGTTTCATTAGATTTTCCAATATTTACTCCTTCCCAATAGTCATATTTATCCTCGGTCCATTTACCGTTCAAAGTTACTTTTTTCCGTGTAGTCATTACCGCATGGTTTCCCATATCCTCTACCGTAATATCATACACACGAATAGACCCAGTTTTTGATAAAGCGAACATTCTCGGAAAATAGTGTATCTGTTTAGGCAGACCTCTCATAGACTCCTGTAACAGTAATAAGATAGACGTTTCTATTAGCATAACTTTCGGTTTAATTTTACAAATGAATATACAAAAATAAAACGAAAGTTCCAATTACTCATTAAGAAACAAAAAATGGAGTGATAGAACTCCCACCACTCCATTTAACCAAAAGGAAAAATATCTTATTCGCCGATTTCATAATAGGGACGAATCCAACACGGGCGAACTCTATCTTTTAGTTGAGCGACAGACAATTCATAGCATGCTTCAAAGTATCTGTCTCTATCGTCACCAACCCATTTAACAAGAACATTATTCTGACTGGAAGCAATCTTGTTCATTGTAACGTACAAAGCCCATTTATTATAATGGGGTTCACATTCAATTTTACCTCCCATCTCTTTTATCTTGCGGAACAATTCTTCGGAATCCCTCCATTTAGGTCCTCTACTTCCATCTTGATGAACGAATTTTTGAACCACCTCATCAGATTCTATTTCAGTTAGGAAATTATAGTATTTCAAATTTCCGTCAAAACATTCGATGAGTTCTTTCGCAACCCGTACATTTGAATCAAGTAAAAAGCTCATAGCCTTTTTAAGCATGTGTAAGGCTACCTCAATGGTTTCGGAATCCCTTGAATTTTTAACCTCCGCAAAAAGGAGACAAAATTTATCGAGCAATTCTTTTTTATCCATAACTAACCTTTCAGTTCTTTTACGAGACCTTTAATCATATCCTTCAATTCACTTACAGAGCCTTCCAATTTAGAGAAACGCTCCTCGTTCTCCTTTTTCTCTTTGAATGCAGGACTAAATTCCGCCCGTATTTGCGCACATTTGTCAGCAATGCTCTTATAGGTGTCCCTTTTGTTCCAAGCCTGTTCGGATTGTGACTGCAAATTCTCGACTTCAAGAAGAGCTTTGTCTCTATCAGTCGTAATTACAAGACTATTCATATAGCCTGCGTCCGTATTTTCCTTGAACGTATAGGGTTTAGGCATACCTTCGATAGTAACATCTACCACCATTTCCGTAGGATTGCCGTAATGATTGTCAAAATGGGGAGGATTTACGCTCAGAACTTTTGCCTGAGTAAACGTAACTTTATCCCTGTCAAAAATGTAAATGGGATAACCGCTTTTTAAGTCTTTGAATAACATAATCTATAAATCTCTTTGTTAGTACTATTAAGTCTAAGGAAGTACGTTTCCGAACCTCCTTAGACTTCTTTGAACATTTACGCAGTTGTGGGAATCGTAACCGTTAAGGAGCTATTGATAGCGTAGCAGTTTGATTTTCCACATACTATCTTAATGAGTCCTTGCGTCATTCCTAACTGGTTAATAGTAACGGATGTCGGAAGTGTTGTCTGTCCTTGAAATGCCACCACAAATCTCTCATTGATTACCTGCGTCTCAGCTTGGCACTTGCATGCGTTCGGCGTAGTAATCGTGATAGTTGCTACAATAGGTACGAATACGGTTGTTCCATTAAGAACAGGTGTCTCGTTCCTATAAGAAACAGTTGCAAATGGCTGATTCGTAGAAGTTGCGCAAACACAACGGCAAAGTTTCTCCTTAAATGTGGCTAAGAATGCAACTTGATTTGCCACAGGAGCAGCGGCTAAGCCTACTGGCGATAATGTAACCATAGTCTTTTAAGTTTTTACAGTTAAACAATTACTGACCGCATCCGCAGCCACAACCATTACCATATCCGCAACCGTTCAAACGGTTAAGGATAAGATTGTTTTGACGTTCCTGAGAAAGCTCGAACTTCAAGTCTTGAATCTTTCTCTGATTTTCGTCATTCCAATGGTTGTTCAGAGTGTCGATAATACGCTGGGTATTAGCGTTGCCGGCAGTAATAATGTCGCAAGTTTGTTTCTGAGTGTCGTAACCAATTTGCGAAAAACCTCTTTCAAGACCCGAATTGGTACGGTCGAAACCTGCCTGCATTCCAAAGCCCAAATCACAAAAGCCTTTTTGAACGGCATTGATTGTGTCTTTTTGAGCGAGTTGGTTCTCGAAGCCCATACGTTGTACGAGTTGCTGAGTTTGGCAGCAGCAGTCTTTGAGAGCTTGAATAACATTGCAGTCACCCATGTTAACTGCGTTGATGACTCTTTCCGCAGAGAAACCAACTTGGCCTGCAACTTGCTGAATAGCGGCTTGAACATCGCAGCAACATTTTTGAAGCGTGTTAAAGTCAACCTGCAAGTTTTGAGAAAGTTGGCTAAGAGCAAACTCGTTACCCTTAATAGCGTCCATAAGAAGATTGCTGTTCTGGTTGTCTTGCAATTGCGAGCGAATAGCTTGCAACTGATTCTGCATTTCAACATTTTGCTGACCTTGACCATAACCGAAACCGTCTCCATTACCAAAACCAAAACCGTTTCTAAACAAGGCAAGGAACATGATATAGGCAAAAGGATTGTTCATCCAGTTGTTCATACCCATTCCTCCGTTCATCATAGCCGCCATAGCCATAGGGTCGGCATTGTTCTTTTGATTGGCAAGCATGGCCATTGCCAATGCGTCATTGTTGTGACCATAAGCGCTTGGATGGTCGTAACAATAAACCTTTTCAGTAATTCTGTCTTCTGACATAACGATGAAAATTTGAATTAAATAAAAAGACTCTTCCCCTCTATGGGAATTACCTCAAAATTAAGAGTACTCCTTAAATTCACCGAAAAGTGCCTTACGAAGTCAGAAACTACTCTGTTACTATATCTTTACTCAAAAATATTCTACGATAAACTTCTTGATAGTGGAGATTTACAAAATAACGTTTCTTCCGATATTTGAAATTATTCCGAATCATACAGACACAAGGTCTCGTTAATTTGGTAAACTCGGCAATCTTTGTATCCGAGAAACCACGATTGCCTAAAACATATACAAGGATATGTCTTGCGTCAACGTGTTCTTCACAATTGGAGGTTAACATCTCAGAAGCACTAACATCAGTAACTTCTTCAACGATTCTTAGAATCTCTAAATATGTCTCTTTCATAATCATGATATTTTTACATTAAATTTTTAAGGAATCAAATAAAACTCCAACTAATTACTTACCTTTGCGTTACTCTGCAAATTAAAGCATTATGTCTATGCACGTCAATAACGTAAAAACACCAATTTTCTCAGCCGCAGAAATAAAAGTCGCTGAACTCTTAGTTAGAGGCTACTCGGAAAAGGAAATAGCAGACAAGCTAAATATCTCTCCGCACACTGTGAACAATCACATGCGTCATATTCGTGAAAACAATGGTCTAACTAAGAATACCGAGGTAATAACAGCGTACATTGCCTTTGTTCGCAGAAAGAAATTCTCCATAGAAGCCTTACGAGAACTCGGTCTCAGTGCCATTATGGTTGTAATCAATATCTGCCAATACACAGAAACAAATTTGTAACCTTATAGAATATCCTAAATATTAGGAAGAACATAATTCCTAATCCGGATAATAACGTAACCACCCATAGGTACAAAGAGGTATCTATGTCAAGGTAGTTATACGCTATGCTACATAGCTGAGTCAACAATAGACAAAGTAAATTTAGCTTATACCATTTACACATTCTAAAAGAAGTGACAAACATATACGCTGTTACAAATATTGAACTTCCAGCAAAGGCAGACAAAACGTAAACCTCAGAGCAGTCAATGAAACCTTTCATAAAGATAACTTCGTTTATTAACGTGGCCAATGTACATACAAAAGGTGCGTAAATTCGGATAAATCTAATTAGAAGTTGCATTTTCTGTATTATATTTTTCTTGTAATTCTAATGCTTCTTGTTCAGTGACTTCCTTCCAATCTGAAAAGTCACTATTATCTGGACATGATATAGCGGAAGTAACCACTATAAAAGGTTTTCCACTTTCTTCCATGCCAGTTTTTACCAATAAATATCCTTCTCTCGCTTTTTTCCGTATCATTTTTCATACCTCCATATCATTTTCATACTCCTATCACCCTCCAATTTTTATCAGTGGCTATTTTCACCTCATCTTCTGTAATTTCTGTAACTCCAAGACAACCGGTTATATCTATTACTCTTTCGGATTCTCCATTAAAATCCGGTAATTGGTTAAAAATCTCCAATATAGCTTCATGAGAAAGAGCTGAATATCTGACATATAAATTTGCTCCGTTATAAGTATAATCAAATTGTGATTCCGGTGAAAAGGTTAGCCCCGTAAGTCCGCATGATGGTTGTTGATAAGAACCGGACCATGACAAACATCTTATCTTTGTGTTTTTTAGATCCAATCTCATAGTCTTCGGTACACCATCCATATTAAGAATGAGCCCGTTTCCTTTTGAACCAAAATCGCTTGGCAGTTCAAAATCATATAGTTGATAATCACTTTGAAACAATCCTATTGCATCCTCTACATTCGGCATCGATTTGGGTAATACCAATTTTCTCAATGAGGTGCAATTATAAAAACAGTTCCTAACATAAGTACCGGTAAATGGTTCTTGAGGCATGATTATTTCTTCAACCGATTGTGCCATGCCATAAAAGCAATGACTCCATGTGTTAGTCGATGATACCTTCATTTTAGAAAGGTCTACTTTACCTCTGGTTTGATTTAGACAGCCCCATAAGTATTCTCCAATTTCTCCTCCTTCAATCTGAATGTCACTTAAATCATCACAGAATATATTTCTAAATTTATAACCTATTAAATAGGTTAATTTTAAAGTATCCCCGGTATGTAATATATATCTTAACCTATTTTTCGAATACGGAAAAGTTGGTATGCAGTCTATTGTATCCGATAGAAATTTTATGGCTTCCAATGGTAATGTTGACAACTCAAATGAACAGTATTTGAGTTTCCTAATATTTTTCCCAAATACAATATATTTATAAGGAGCTATATTATATATCTTTTGCGGGTAATTTACATATACATAACCGTTTGGATAAATATAATGGTCGTAGTCAATTGAATATAATTCATATGAAACCTTCATTATCCAAAATTCCCTGCCATTAGTGTCTATTCTGCCAGTTCCTTTCAAATATTTATGGTTTGTTATATTGGTAGTCGTTGGGGCGATAGCGGTATAAGTTTCACTACCGTCTCCCCAATCTATCTTATAACTTTTTACATTAAAAGAGGAGTACTGCACAAAAATATAATCTTCAAATGTAGTCGGTTTATCGTCTGTCACCACAAACCAAATGTCATTGTCCGGGCATTCGTCAAGATTTCCCCATGATGGGTCGGGAATAAATTTAGGTTTTTGAACAATAGCAGGGATATTAACAGTCTCCTCACATTGTACAGGAGGGTCCACAACTAAATGTTCCTCTATTTCATGAATTTCCGGTAAAACCACTTCTTCCGAAATATTTAAACACTTCTTCATGGTATGATAACAATATTAGTAAGACCTTTAACTCCATAAGTCTGAACACCATCTTGAAAATCGGGGTCGTCTATAAAATATTTACGTGTAACAGATATTCTGCCGTTTGAAAAACTACCCGCATTAAATATAATGGTTAGTGTATTATCGTGAACGACATTATTAACACGAGTTTTTCCGTCATAAGAGGCTACGACACTTTTGCCAGAAGTGTCTGAATAGATAAATCGAAACCTCATTTTTGTGATGTCCACGGGAGTACCGTTTGAATCTGTAAAGAAAACCGTCACCTTAAAGTCTTCCCATGAAAAAACATGAAATTCACCGCATTTAAATTCCATAGAGCCTATTTTTAGACCCAAAGATATACATTTGAAAAAGAAAATCCAAAAATAAAAGGGGCATGTTTCACAACACACCCCTTTCCTACAATAGTAAACACAGTATAATCACCTAAAACAAGATTCTACACATTACCGAAATATTTTTCTTCAACAGAACCGCTCGTGTCGGTAATACCGTATTGCAACAGTTCCGGAAAATCCGTAAGAACTTGCGTGGCCATAACTTGTGCACCTAATTCGGTGGGGTGCACATTATCGGAGTACAAGTAACCCGGATACCAATGTCCAGAGTCGTCAATACAAACAGCCTTATGAAAATCAATATATCGTATTCCAAAATTACGGACAATCGAAGTATGCGAAGTCTTATCTCTCGTAGGAGTAGTCGGTACAGTAGCTCCAATCAAAGTAATACCTTTTTCAAGACAAATCTTATGTACTTTCAAAAGATTATCCTTAAATACTTGGTCGGTATCATTCATACCCAATGTCCACACCAAATATTTAGGAGTCGCAATCGTTAAAGCTCTTAACAAATCGTCATAAGCGGCATCACTACCTTGACCGGCCAAACCGTCTAATAAGAAATTCAAGAATCCAAGATTCCTCAATTGACCCGGCCACCTATTATCAGTAATACCCACATAAGAATCACCCCATATCCAAATAGGGCATTTAAAATCGGTATTGATAGCGCTCAGTTTATACTTGCTAAATACACAAGTAACAGGGCGGAAAAATACCATATTGCACGCCTCAAATTTCCAGTTCTTAAACAAGTGTTTAAATATGCCTCCTTCTTTGGTAAGAAGAACAAGACACAATGTACCTGAATTTCCGGCATACATAATCACCTTAACGAATGTAGATAAATACAATTCGTGATTAACTGTCTCCACAGTAGTTAAACCGCTTTCATAGTGTTGGTGTTTAACTTGTGACGTACTTATCTCCAACCAATCTCCTCGGTATTGATTATACCCTTTTCCAACGCAGAAAGTTCCCGATGTTCCTTGAAATGTAGCGTCAAAAATAATGCAGTTTCCTTTTTTAAGAAAATAAGGGTAGCTACTCAAAGTAACTGTCGTGCCACTTGAAACAGTGCCCCCATCAGTTGATTCTATAATAGAACCCAAACTGCTGTTTAACTGCAAACCGTTAGAGACAACATTATCTTTCAACATAAAGCGTCCATTCACGGTTACGTCTAATTCGGGGTCTTGCTCTTCAACAAAAGGAATATACGTGCCAATAGTATTTCCTTCCTCAACCATAATCGATTCGGAATAACCTTTATAGTTTATGGAGAACCTTACATAATAAGCCTGAGTAAAATTACCCATTGAAATAGCACCGCCACCAGCATTAAGCCCAACGCCAGAACCTGAAATCAATTGTTTATGTATGGTATATAACCATACAAATCCGCCTCCTAAATTAGGTTTACCGTTTACCGATGAAATCATCTGAGTGATACCAACGGCTTCTCCAAAAGGGATATAATCCGTAATACAATAATTATCATGCGAAGTTTCTGCTCCTCGATAATTTAAGAAGTAACCCCATTTGACCTTACTATTGGACTGGAAATAGTTTTGTCTCGCAAATGAAGACTTGCGAAGTGTAATCTGTTTATCCGCAATATGTTTCTCGTAAATAGAACGCAACTTGATATTAAGTTCGCCCACACTATCTTGGGCAAGTTGTTCTGCAAAGATAGAATTATTAGCAATCTTTTCTGACGTTACAGCACCATTAGCAATCTTTTCTGACGTTACAGCACCATTAGCAATCTTTTCTGACGTTACAGCATTATCGTCTAATTTTGGAGTTGTAATACTTCCGTCAGGAATATCGTATGATTTACCTTCATAAAGTTGTTTAAAAGTAGAAACCCCATCACCTATTACAAAAGTGTCGTACTCTTTTGGGGAACCCGCATTTGTCGCAATTAAAGCAACCTCTCGGTCAAGAAGAACAGGATTAGCTGAGTTCCAATTTGCTAATGTATCTCCACGTAATTGAATCGTAACTGCCATATATATATATATAATTTATAAGTTTTTTATCCGTTAAAAGCACCGCCTCCGTCAATGGAAGATTCCAAAATAATTATACCAGCCAAAATAGACTGATGCTTCCAATAATTAGCACCTGCGGCTTTATAAAAAATAGTTAGTCCGTCCTCAGAAGTCAATATAATTGAAGCACCGTCTTCGTCTTTGAAATTTATGTACTGTCCGGGTAAAACGGCTAAAACAGTAGCTGACTTTTCAACAGGAATACCCGATGGGTCATAAGATGTACTATCTGCAAAGGCAGTAACTCCACCTGACATACCATTTACGTATGTCTTTAAGTCGGAGACCTTTGAATCGGTATAAGAATAACTATGATGAATCTGAGCCTTTAAATCTTGATAAAAAGTTTGTACATTACCTTGTATATTGGAGATGCTCGTTTCCATATCAAAGTAACGGTTCCAAAGAAAATTAACTCCTTCTTCTCCTGTAATGAGAGCACTTAGCATCTCATTTAGTTTAGTTCTTATCTGTAAACCGCTTTCTCCTGAAAATAGACTTTTATACTCAACCATATTCTAAAATTTACAATAAAAGGGCAATCTCGCAAAAATTGCAAGTTGCCCTTCTACAATAAGTGGTACAATCAGGCTCCCGCAATTGAAGTCCAATCAGCGGCTGCACCTGTATTTCCAGTGCGGACGTAAAACTTCTTAGCCGTCAAGTCGGTATACTGAGAGCCGATAGGAAAATCCTTTACGTTAACGTTAATCACATCGTCTGCGTCAGCAGGAGCACCCTTACCAATCGCTACTGAGAACATCCGGGTTTTATCGGCCGGATTCAGAATAACCAAATCAGTTACTTTTGCCATTTCTTTTCAATTTAAACATTAAACATTCGCCCTCAAATATAATAAAAATTTGAGAACCTATAAAGTTCTTGGCACAAATATATGTGTAACATCTTCATAATGGTCATATAAACATGCCATTTTATGCGTCTGCATATTGAGGTACACGGGTATAAGCCATGTCGTTTCAACAACTTTTTCTATAAGGTCTGCATAAGAAATTTTGGAACCCCAAAATGTACCCACTGCAACGTTACACCCAATATAATTATGTGAGAATACCCATTGCTCAAACTCAGTTACGTCTTCCTTAGTGTCTACTACGAATTTAAGGAAGTCATTGCGGTCAAGTAATCCGTAGTTTTCTTCAAGCATCCGTTCACTCTCCCCCGAACTTGTAGATTTAACATCTACAACGAAACTAACATTGCGAATATGTCGATAAGGAGCGATACTCTTTGAGCCATTTGTTTCTACTACTACATAATATCCATGATTAGAAAGTTCCGTAAGAAGTTCTTTAACGTCTTGCATTAAAGGTTCCCCACCAGTAAGGCAGACAACTTTTCTTCCAAGAGTTCTCACTTGGTGAACAATCTCAGCCACAGACATTTCTTTACCGCCATTCACTTTAAGTGATTCTGGTGTGTCACAAAAAACACCCTTAGTCTTATAATAGCATCTTAAATTGCACCCAGAAAGGCGAACGAATGTACATGGAACGCCAATACCATGAGTATTGACTTCTCCCATAAAAGAGGGATAAATAATATTTACGTTTAGTGTATCCATAACTTCTTATTTGTCTTTTAATAAATAGGATAATTCTTTAATGGTAAGCACGTCAACCTTATGATTAAACTTCTTACACGTGGACTCGTGTAACCCAGTAGCTAATTTTCCACAACAACAAAACATTGTTTGACTATCTGATAAGGCCCGTTCAACGGACTTTCTTGTTTCAACAAACTCCTTAAAATAATGGTCCTTCAAAAAGGCAATTTTTTCTTCGTGGCGCATAGTAATTTTGATTATGAATTTCTTAAAACCTTAATACATTGTCGCATCACGTATCGCTCAAATTCTCCATAAACACTATGATGCAATGACAAACTAATTTTCCAATAAACATTGTACGTGTAGTATACTCCAAATACCTTTGTCTGAAATAAAAAGGTATCTTCGGAAAGTTGTGTGTACCTAAAATTCTGACGAATCTGTTTTCTTATTCGTCTAAGTAATCTTATTTTCATGATAAAATGTAAATATATTCTGAACGAGAAATGTAAGGTTTAAATACTTCTAATCTATGAGGATAGGTAAGTAAAAAATATTTCAATATATCGATGATAAAATCTCTGTGTTTATCTTTCTTTGAAGAAAGAACAAGTTTTAATAAACGGTCCGCTCTTTCATTAACGGGTAATTTCATGTAATTAAAAACTACGGGGCGATACCTACCCATCTTAATAGTCCCTCTTATAGCAATATATTGAGGTGTAGTCTGGTAATAATTTCTCAATTCAGAAAGAAACATCATACATTTCTCACCCCCTATTGAGAGGGCCTCAGATGTTTCTTTTTCAAGACGCTTACGAAGAACTTCTATGTTCTTTTCAACTCCAACGGCATCACTACGAGTAAACCTAAATTCGAGAGAAACTCCGATAAGAGAACAGTAAAGAGTATCCATAATTAGAGTTTAATTTTTCTTGGTTTTCTAACATACTTAATAAAATGTACCTTACGTTTCATAAATATATGAATTTATTGCAAAAAGACAAAATACTCCGAACACCCGTAATTACTGTTTCCTACCGTATTTGGATTTAATAATCCGGTTAATCTTCCGTATTCGTCTTGTCAAAAGGCCATATTTTCGAGGTGGAAGAATATCTTTTCCGGCTAATCCATCAGATAAATCTTGTTGTAATTTAGAACGTTCTTTAACAAGTTTCTCATAAGACCATCCGGGCTTTGGAGCATTAGGATAATCATCATGTTTCCAAAAACCATCAACGAACACTTCTCTACGCCCATTATGTATTCTATGTGTTTTCATCTTACGAGTGTGTCTTCTTACCACACTTCTCTTATTTTTTCCATTGCGGAAATGTTTTCTTACCTCAGTCATGATTGTTTTCTTTTACGTGATACTTTTACAGGTTCAGATTTCACTTCTTGAAATTCTGTAATATCAATAATATCTTTCGTAGATTCGGGCTTTTCTGGTATAGCCTTTGGTTCCCCACCACCGAATAACTTCGATAATATACCTCCGGATTGTCGAGAAGCACCGCTCGCCTCGACATTTATTGATAAACGGTCTCTCCCCATATTATCCTTAGTATTAAGATAATCAGTAAGTCTGTCCATTTCTCCTGAAAGACCAGCATAGGGAGCACCTCCGTCAAGTTTCTCAAATACAGCAGCACGTCTTACCCGTTCATACTGCATGTTAATAAGAAAATCCATAAATTCAGATGGTGTCTTAGGAATATTAGACCCCCAATTTATCCCGCATGCATATCCACTTTTGTACAAAGGACATTTCTCAGACATATAGCAATTGTCACAATTAGAACCTATTCCTACAATGTCTTCTACGTTTAAGGTATCTCTTGACTGAACAATAGCTGCATCGAAGTCGTCTGTCCAGAAGTCCATAGGATGCGTCATAATACGACCAAGATAGTACTCTTTACATTCTTCCAAGTCAGGTTCAGTTTTTCTACATACAGGACAGTCAGGGTGTCCTCCTTTCTCAAAGAAAGGGCATAGACATTTTCTAAGGTCATCGGAAGTTTCAGCCTTATGAATCTGTTCGATACGTTTCCTAATACTATCTTTCATAATTTACTACGGTTTTATTATTCAACTTCAAATTTGCCATTTTAAGAAATTCTTTACGGAAGCCCATCCAACCAAGTAAGTTCATCTTATTGATGTTGATTCTTTCCTCAGTTTCTGTAACTTTGGAAAAATCGATACCAGCTCTTTCATATTTTAGTTTTCTTGCTTTACGCATGTATTTATGCTTGTAGTCAATAGTAGTGAAATTTTTTCCGTCATAGTCATAAGTTGTTCCGAAACGAACACCTCCTAACCACGTTACAGAATCGACACTAAAAAAAGGATAATCCCGAAGTAAAGAAAGCTCAGTCCATGCAAAACCATGTATTCTACGTTTGTAATGTTTAGCAATTTGAAATATTTGAGCAGCTAAACTTTTCCATGTTTGATTGACCCCGACATAAGAATATTTCCGGCAGTAAAACTTAAACCTGTTAATTACTTCATGCGGATAGTTTATCTCATGCGCAACATAAACTACCTGTATTCCTTCTTTTTCAAGGGGTTCAAAATACGTTCTATTCCATTTATCAACTACATCATAACCTACTATCTTATCAAGGTCAAGATTGGCAGCACTAAAAATATACTCCTTGTGGTCTTTTACCCACTTCAAATATTCTTCAAGATAAGGTAACCAAAATTCTTCTTCCGTCATTCTTTCTATTTCATGGGAGTCATTAGAAAATTTACCCATAAATGAGAAAGCTCCTGAGTCAGTCATGAATATACCTCCTTCTTTTTTAAATATAGGAAGCATCTTATCCCAGTAAGATAAATTTTTTCGAATATAAAAATAGGACACAAGACATTCCCTAATTCCAAAGTCATACAACTGTTGGAAGTCTCCGGTAGAAGAAGCAGAAAAGAACAATACCGCTTTATTCTTCGATTTGTCGTAACCTTCTGATGGCCTCGTTGATTTCATATAAATGTTTTTTACCTCGTTTATCCAAGAGGGCTTGTGAACTCATACTCTCCAAATCCTCAATCCTTATGGGAGCATCAAAAAGACAATCATTATATATTCCATTATTAAGTAGGGCAACAGCTTTATTTAGGCATACCGCACATTTACCACAACCTTTCTCAGAAACTCCATCATAACAGGAGCGTATAGATTGAATATCTTCAATAGGCATTCCATTCTTTATACAAAGAGACATCATCTCAGATTTAGTGTACCTTTTAAATGGTGCATTAAAACTGAAATTGTCATTGTCCCACTCCATATCACCTATGCAATTTTTATTAAGGTGGCGAAATAAACTTGTGGTCTTATCAAGAAACATGTAATCTTTATCTGGGGCATTATCTTTATAATTAAACCCAAAATATACATGTTGCCCATACTGCATAGCAATAGTCCCAAGTATCAAATTTCTATACGGAAGATATTTATTATCTCTTTCATATTCTCCAAGAGGCAGCTCTTTAATAATTAAACGTTCCGTATAATACGGGGAAAGTTTACGAAGCTCTTTAAGTTCGGCATCAGAATAGGAAGTCTTCATATCTACATAAAGAAGAATATCCGGTTTTATGAGCCATTCTTGTAATCTACTATCGAGACCTCCCGAAAACAATAAAACTTTCTTTTCCATAGGTACAAAAATACAAAATTTAAATAAAAAGGGAACTAATTCCTTAGTTCCCTTAACTCTCCGAAGTGGTTTACGATTTCGACGTTTTTGCAGCAGCGGTAGCTTTTGCTTTTCCACCTCGTCCTTTTGCGGCCCCTTTCTTAGGAGCGGCAGCGGTAGCTCTTGCTCTTGCCATAATCCAGCTAATTAAAAAATCAAGCAGTATTATTTTATATAGCGATTAGCTTACATAACCGCTTTTTTGTAAATCTTATAGTCAAGAAAACCTTGCTCTAATTTTTATTGAATAAAACTTTTAATTCGATAGCCGTCATATTCTCAGATGCATCTTGAAAAGATGGTCTTAAATCAACCACAATTCCTTTTTTAGCAAAGAATTTATTACTAATGATAACCGCTTTAATAGCTTGGTTGAGTGCCCCTGCTCCAATTACCCTAAGTATGATATGAGAAGTGGCGTCTTCTTGATAGATAGAGTAAATACTTCCAGCTAACTTATTGGCATCGGTAGATGATTTACATCTAAGTATTTTCTGATTATCTTTAATCTCCATAGTCGTCTTCTTATAGGACACTTGCAAATATAAAAAGAATTATTTCATATCACAAGTATATTCCTTTTTAATTTTGAGAACATTTTCCAAATCTTGGGGACGTAACACAATTAGGTATCCTTTTTCTCCTTTTTGTTTAATTGCGACAACAGGAATCTTACTTTCTAACTTGGCCTTTTTTTCAGTGTCAGAAAACAATTGCCACAATGCAATCTTACTCCGAACTTTACATTCTATATAAAGTTTAGGATGTAAAGAGTCGCTATTTGTACCGTGTCCACTATTACTTCCAGATAGAGGAACTCTACGTGTTCCAAAATAAGTAGCAACAGTACGTTCGAAAGACTTCCAGCACTCTTTACTTGTGGGCTTGGTTACTCTTACATTATTTCTACGCACCAATACTTTTGGAGTACGTTTTTTCTTAGTTATTTTCCCATTCTTCCTTATAGGCGACATACAGTTCTAAAATTAGTTCAATTACCTCATAGTATTTCAATCCCATAAATTTTACAAGCGGAACGTTCTAATCTACACCCCTTACTCTCATTCCAACCGTCTAAAAAGATAGCTGCGTCACAAGTAAGTAACACTTCAATGTCTTTTCCCATAGCATAATGAACAGGAGTATTCCTATCAGTTATAATCTCAAAAGGAGTTACAACTTGGTGTCCTTCACTTTCCAACTGTTCCTTCACTTTTTCGGCAAGCTCTTTTTGAGCATCATAATCCTTTCCCGAAATAGGAATACTTACATAGATTCTCATAACAAACTTCTAATGGCCAAACTTATATAATCCGCAGAAATAAAGTGTGCATTATTACAAGCGTTCCAGTTTTCATTGGACCTAATATCTGGTCGATACATATTGCACATACCGTTCTTAAAATGTTTAGTTATTACATATATCTTTCCTGAATATATGTTCTTAACCAAAGAACCCTCTGGGAAATCACAAGGATTCTTCGCCCTTATAGGAATCTGCATTATGGCATAGTTACTCATAATTTTTCAATACGCAATTATAACGCCTTTCCATTTTTAATAAATTCCGAAAAAGAATCAGCCAACGTAATAACATCGTCCTGCAAATCCTTAATAATCTCAGCAGATACTTCTTCGGGAGATTTAATCTCCTTCATACCCTCTGGTAGTGGGTCAGAACAACAAGGAGCCGGATAATACCCTCTGCTTACCAACAACTGAACAGCATACTGAACAGACCTTGAACGTATTTCGGTATCTGAAAGTTCCAATGATTTATCAATTATTTCCATAGTTCCTTATATACTCCTTTACTTCGTCAATAGTTACTTTATAAGCGTGAACTCCATTTATGCAAGGGTCTCTGTCAAAAAATTGAACTTTTCCATTGACCTCATCTATATAGCCCTCAGTCCTATGATAGAAAAGCATAACATCCAATATCTGTTCCCATTCCAACAATGACACTTCCATACTACATATTTGCTACACCCCTTCGGGTAAGTTCTCTACTTAACATTGCAAGCACATTACTGAATGACTCCAATTTATTTGCAAGTAAATCTCGATACATTTCAGCTTCGGTTAAATCTTTATAGAGCTTTTCTACTTTCGGAGAAGATTTAGCACTCGCCTTTCTTTCAGTAACAGTGGACTCTTTGGAAGAAAGCATTTCTTTATCCACTGCTAAGTCATATTCAGACCTACATTGTGAATAAACAGCACATGCTTCCATGTGTCGGTCTTCGGTAAACTCCCTCCATGCAGTATATCTCGCAATCATATTGCCTAATTCGTCAGAAGCTAAGTCAGCAACCTTAGTAGGCATGGTCGGCAAACCTCCTTTCGGAGCAGATAATTCTGTAAAAATAGCCCTGAATCTTTCAAGAGGGTTTCTTACTATTTCTTTTTTGGTCGGCATATACTATTCTTTAAAACAAAGTGAAGCGAAAGGGCACGCCAAAGCATTATCACAGAACTTGTCCGAGCAAATTTTTGCTGGTAAAGTCCCCTCCTTGACATGTTCAATAATAGTTCCCATTTTTTTATCAGCAAGGGAAAGCTGCTCATCATTGATAGGCATTAGAAATTCCCGTATCTCAGAAGTATCTTTATTGATATAAAGATAAAGAACCTTTTTTGCTCCTAATTCACGTGCGTAAAGAGACGCCTGGAACTCGTGTTTCTTGAAAGGTTTGAACACAGCCTTTGAGAAATTCCAATTGTTCATAGTCTTTATTTCAAGAACTACTTTCTCTCCAAAAACTTCTTCCTTAAAAACACCGTCAGCCTTACCATTAAGGTATTTGTCTTTATTCACAACTGGAACTTCGGCTTGTTCTAATAAGTCTGTACGATACAATATCATCTGTATATAAACATGATACCAAGTGCCTACATCGAAAGTCCGTTGAAGTGCAGCACCGATTGGTCTTGAAACTAAATTAGTAGGAGCAACCCCCGATAAATCATAAGCCATTTGTCTTGAACAACCGTCTAATAGTTGAGACGGGTGAAAAACTCCCTTTGCTCTTTTATCCGGAGCCATTACGAAAGAGTACAATTTATTAAATTCTGAAAAAAATTTATCCCTATTAAAATCATCAGAATCTAATAAACGGAGAAGAAGTTTTAATTGTCTCTTTATTCCTAAAAGAGAAAAAGCACCTGCCGAAGTAACACCTTTTTCGCATGCTCTATTGATAACCTCGACAACCGATGGCTTTTCAGAATCTTTTTTCGTAGAAATTCCTTTAAGTATCTTTCCCAAATTTGACTTTCGTTCTGTCATAACAATATTTTATGTACCTTGATTTCTGTATAACTAAGCGAACCCGTATATCCTCTTGCACGAAGTTCGGATATAAGTTCTTGGGGAGTAAACTCCTCCAAAGCAGGGTTAGGAGCAGTAGTAATTTTTTTTATACGATTAAGCTGTGTCTGTTTATTATAACACTCCTTACAATAAGTGCGGAAACCGTCTTTTGAATTTTTTGATGAATAAAAATTATCTACCGATAATGTACGCCCACATTTGGGGCAAGTTTTTGTTTGATTTGCTTCCATTTCTTTTATATTTAAGAGTTCTACTATTATCAAATTAGAGGTCGCAAGCGGACTCGAACCGCTGTAAATGGTGTTGCAGACCATTGCCTAACCACTCGGCCATACGACCAAAAAAGGGGGGGAGAAAAACCCCATTAAATCTCCCACACCCCTAAAACCACGTCTGTGGTAACTCATCAGCAAGCATTCAAATATAGAATATTATTCTTAATCTACCAAATCGCCAAAAGCAATTTAAATGTCGTGAGTATTCATGCATTTAGTGCTTCTTCATAAGTTCAGCCACTTCAAGGCTAACATAATCTTCTCTATTCATACAATACTTATTTTTGCAGCAGTCATTGTGGCTTTCTTTATAGCTTTACCTAATTCAATTGCGAATGTATTCATATTTTCCATCACTACATAATTCTTAAACATCTTACTGGGGTCATAACTATGATTGATGCACACCTGTATCACATAGAACCCCATTTTTTCAACCTTTTCAACGCATACCTTCACATGTCTCATGGCTTCTTCCCCTCGATAAGAGTGAGCAGATGGTGCACCATCTGAAAGTATAAACATAAGAACAGGGTTCTTAGTTTGTTTCTTCACTCTCTTTGCAGTTTCAAGAATAGCGACACCATCTCTATTTTCAACACGTGCTTTTACATTACCCAAAGAAAATTTTGGAGTATAACCTTTTTCACGATAAATAAACATCTCAGTGGCTCCACTATGAATTATATCTCCTGAATGTCCATATATAAATAACTCTACATTCGGAATATTGCGGAGAGCTTCATGAATGAGTACAGCTGCATCACGTGCAGATACTATTCTTTCACCGTGCATAGAACCACTCTCATCAATAAGGAGACACACACTAATTTTATCCGTTTTAACTTCTCCTTCACGCCTATAAACCGTAGAGACTCCTTGAAAAGCCTCAGCCAATTTATCAGTATCCAAAATACCGCTTCGCATTGAACGATGTATAAGTTTATACTCTTTACAATGTCCACGCATAATTTTAGCGATGGCTGGAATATATCTTTTTACACGACATAAAGAAGCGTCATAAATTTCCTTACAGTCTTCGACCTTAGTAAAATAAGAGTCATCCGTGGCTCCTACTTCAACGACTCCCTCACACAAATGCCCTAATAATTCAGAGTCTTTTACCACATCATGAGCCATATCTTTTGGACTTAAACCAATTACACCCTCAGAGCTTGGAGTAGAAGCAGACGTAGTACCAATAGACACTTTTTCAAGAGCTGATAACATCTCACCAGCGTCTTTAAGAAGTTTTTCCATAGCTTTTTCACTAAGAGTGGTTGAGTCTTCGTCAGAATCTTCCTCAGAAGATTCACTTTTTGTCTCTTTCTTTTCTTCCTCAGTATAAAATTCTTCTATGATTTGAAAGATTTCTTCGGCTGCTTGTAAAGCATCTTTTGTCGTGACTGGATAAGGAACAAGAACCTTCTTAATAGCTAAGAGATAATGTCCAAATTCAACAATCTCCGGCTCATTAAGATATTTCGGATATCTAATAACATGTAGAATACAATTCATTATTCTATCAAACGGAGTTAACCTATCCTCTTCTTTTTTGGGAACCACATAGTCCAAATAGAATAAATCAAAGTAATAATACTTGCTTTTCTCCAAGAAATTAGCAAAACCCGGCATGTTATATGCACATATTTCCTCGATACGCTCGTCTTCTATAATATTAAAAAGAGTGCGTATAACTTCAAGTTTTACGTCTTGTAAAATCTTAAAGTCCGTATATAAAACATGACAACCTTCATGTATAGTAACACCTAAAAAGGTGTCTAACTTATCCCCAGTAGAAAGTTTCTTATCATCAAACATGGCTGTACTAACACACACAATTTTCCCATCAGAGAAAGAGGTACTCCCCGAAGAAATTTTAAGAGCTACTCTAAAAGGTAAATTCATAGCTAAAAGTGTACCATACGCCAACGAATAAGCACGCTTTATTAAGTCGGTTAAAGTAGGGGCTTCAAGAATATATGCAGAATAGCTGTCACCACGTTCAAGTGTTTTTTCCCACCCAATACGTCCTTTTTTACGGATTCGTAAAAATGTTTCACCATCTCTGTCGAACCAATCGTCCAACAACGAGTCTATTACTGAGTCAGTAAGTTCTATCGATAAATCAACCTTAGACATAATTACATCGCCATTATTATTTTTGCAATAATACTTCTCTCACCTTCTGACATTGTACCTTCAAACAAAGGTAGAAACACCAACTCCATAGCTTTAAGAAGTTCCCAACCATCAGAAATCAATTCCGCAGCCATTAAAGTTTCACGAGTAGATAAAGAACACGATATATCTTGTTTCCGATACAACGACCTAACATTGTCGGCAACTCTAACAATTAAATCGGCATTCTTCTTCGAAATTTTACACCGTTTCATAAGAACCTCAGTTTCAAAATCAAACGGCATATAATCTAATTCCAAAGGGAAAAAACGTCCGACCAAAGCACGGTCTAAACTCATAGTTCCTGTATATTCGGCTCCAACATTAGCCGTAGCAACGAAACAACAATCTTCATGAACTTTAATAGAACGTAAATCATTTCCGCCCGCAATCTCAATCGGTAGAGACCTACGACTATCTAAGCAAGGAAATAAAATATTATTTGTAGTAACAGGGGCACGACTCAACTCGTCTAATAAGACGACACCCGGCTCTGAAATATCTTTTGTAAACTTCGCATAATCAAAAGTAGAAACTCCTCCCTTTTGTAAACGGTGAACTCCAAGAAGTCCAGAAATAGGGTCATACATAGACCCCATATCGTACACGTGACAAGGAATACCCAATTTCTTACAAGCTAAAAGTACAAGTTCCGTTTTACCAGTACCCGTAGGACCTACCATCATCGTATTAACCTGACTTTGAATGTTTCTTAACAGCAGATACCAATTATCAGAGTCTACATAAAAACCGTTCTCAGAAATAGTTGGGGGGTCAAAATCTTTATTCTTTTTTAATTTGTTTAGGTAAGAATTTCTGGTAGGTTCGTCAAAGTCTTCACGTTCTTTATCTTTTGAAGAATCCTCATCAAGACCAAGACTAAAAACCTCGTAGGCACGAGTCATCTCTTCGGGAGCGATATGAGAAGAATCTCTATAATCCGTACTTCTTAAACCAAGAGGATAAATATTTCCTGCGACATAAAAACCTGATGCTTTTTTTAGAGAGGAAGTTCCAAAAGTTGTACCAATCGGGTAAACAACTCTTAAAGCTCTGTCAGATTGTACATTCCATGTTGGGTCCAATGGAAGAGAGTCAAGATACTGTCCGCTCAATAAGCGTAACCTGTTGCGTCCTTTATCGGCAACAGTTCTCATAAAGAAAAACTTTTCCATAATAGGGTTTTATAAAATTTGTGATTCTAATTTATAGAGAATAGATTCTGCGTCAGAAAGAGTCAAATGCTTATAGATAGTCTTTTTCCGAGAAAAATTCTCATTCTCGTAGCGAAAGAATTTAATTATCTTAAAACCTTCATGCTGGTTTTTCCGCATTTCATAACCTATGATAATTAGTTTAGGTTTATGGTTTTTCAAACGCATAGTAAATATACAAAATTAAACTAAAACTAACAAATTGTCTTATAACCTCTTAAACGTTTATTTGTGGTTAGATTGCTCTATAAGAAAGAGTAAATCTTCATAAGTAAGTACCGCAAGGGTATCTTTACTTTGTTCAAAGTCCACCACAAATATAGGAATTTTATTGCTTGCACATTTTTTACGTAGAAGTCTCCAATCAGATAATTTAAGGGAGAAAGATTCTTTATTTGTTGTTTTAGCTTCAACCTCGCAAAAATCAGTAACTACGTCATTCTGACCAAACGTTGCGCCAGAATTGATAGTAGTATGTCCGTTAAGTTGTTTTGCAATTCGGCTTTCCTGTTTTCCTGAACGTTCACGAGTTGTTTTCTCACCGAACATAGCTTCCATATATCCGAATTTTCTACGAGCCATAGTATTAACTTTTTCGTTTACGACATCTGGGGACTTTCTCCGCATGTTTATCAATCGGTATCTCAGATACTTCCTCTGATTTTACTTCTCCAATTAGTTTAAGCGTAGTGCGCCCCTTATTAGTTATCATAACTAATTTGGCTTTTTTCATTAACTTATCGGCAAGTTTACCCGATACTCTCCACAAATTACACAAGGTCAAATTCTCATGGGGAGATTGGACATATTGCTTGCTCAATTTAAGTAAAAGTATAATCTTCTTCAAATCATCTTCGTCTACTTCAATTTTTCTACCCATCAGTCTGTTACATTTTCAAATTCATCATAAACATCATTCTCCAAATCACGAATCTTACCACTCTTAACAAGTTCGTCAACAAAATTATCCATTCCACTTACTCTTATATCTTCGTAAGAGTACCAAGCACCTTTACGGTCTACAAGACCAAATCGCATTCCTAAATCAACAATTTGTCCAGAGGAATCTGTATGATAAGCACTAACATTTCCATAGTCAACAAACGCATAAAAGAAATTGGCCGAACGACCATTTACACCGCATTTATTCTTTACACATTCAATCGCTATGTTCCTACCGACAACAATATCTCCTTCATCAGTTTTACCATTTATTTTCTTCAAAGCCTTAAATCTAACCGATAAAGATTTGGTACGTTTCAACTGTTCTCCATTACGAATCACTTCTGGGTCTCCATAAGCAATTCCGGTTTTCTGATACGCAGAATTGATAACCAAAAGAGTAGCCTCTTTATGTGGATTTCCATTCATAGCCGCTTGAAATTTACGACAAGCCTTATTCCAAAAACGTGCGCCGGATGCCATTTGTTGGTCCTCCATTGACTTGTCAATCTCGTCATCTGTACCGACTGCCGAAAGACTGTCAAACACAATAAGACTTATCGCCTCATCAGCTAATAAGGCTTGTACAATATCTACGCATTGAGTAAGAAAAGTAGGTCTTATAAGAATTAAACCCTCATTATCAATTCCGAATTTTGCCCCCCAATCAGGAGTATAAGTGGCCTCAACGTCAACAAGAGCAACACGTCTGGCAATAGGTTCTTTTTTAGGTTTATACCCTTTACGTAACTCATAACTCTCCAATTCACGTAAATCACCAGTACCTGAGTAGGAAAAGCTCTTAAATGCTCCTTGTTCATGGTTTGCCCAATCGTAATGCTGGAACTGTGCTATCGCATCGTATGCAGTATAACTCTTTAAGGAGCCATTTTCTCCATAATGCTCAATAACTCTACCAACAGGAAACCCTCCATCGGTAACGTAGTTATAAACAGGTATGGAACTCTTGATTTTCCGACAATTCGGTAAAGTAGAAGCCGTATGAATAACTCCGTCTCCCATTGTAGAGTTAAATTTATGAAGCACAGAATTAAGGCTTGATAATTCTTTCTTTGCCATTTAAGATTCTATTTTTTGCAATGTTAAACCATTTTTCTTCACATTCAATTCCAATAAAGTTTCTGTTCAATCGAGAACATGCTACACCAGTAGTACCACTGCCCATAAACGGGTCAAGAACCATTTGTCCCTCCTCAGAACTATTACGGATAATCTTTTCTGTAATATCGAGAGGCTTAATAGTGGGGTGCTGATATAATTTTTTATCCGTAACGTTCTTAGGAGAAAGATAAAAAGTCTTGGCATCCTCATAAGATTGGGGAAAACATTTGCCTTTACCTTTACGGAAATACAAAAGGTATTCAGTATCTGCCAAATATTTATTCGAGTAAGTAGGTAAAGCATTTGTCTTATGCCAGCAGAGAATATCGAACTTACATTTCTGTTCTCTGACGTAAAAATCAATATAGGCAGGTATCTGAACTTTATTACACCAAAAGTAAACATTTATCTCTTTCGACATAAGACGAACAACCTCCATACCGAATTTTCTAATCTCATATCCAGAGGCAATATCTGCTTTAACTAAGGAGTCTAAACTTTTACTGAGATTCTTTACTGAATTAACTGAACCTCCACCAATACAACAAACCTCATAAGGAGGGTCTGTAACTATTAAATCTATGCTTCCAGAAGCAAAAGTAGAGATTACCTCAAAGCAGTCTCCCATTATAAGATTCTTCTTTGTTGGCATTACTTATAAAATTGGCATATAAAGGGAATAATCAAATCTATCACATAAGGAAACAACGGTATCGTCTTTCATCTCACCCCAATTAGCGAGTATTTTACCATCAGCAACGAGAGGAACGTCTAATTTAACGGTGTTTTCCATACAATTGATAACCACACGCTCAATTTCACGCATCTGGTCGATACGAGCCTCGATAAGAACCTCATCATGCACCTGTAATAAGAAATGAGCGTCTAAGTTCAAATCCTTAAACTTTTTACACATCGCTACTGTGGCAAGTTTTACAATATCAGCACCAGTACCTTGAATAATCGTATTTACCGCTTGACGCAATTCGCCGAAATACTTCTTCTTGTCAACTCCCTCAAAAGGATTCTTGGTGGTTTCAGTGAACCTTCTTATCCTACCGAATAAGTTTTTTACATAACCATGTTTCTTTGCGTAATTTTCAGTAGCCATTTTCCACTTGGCAAAACCCTCATAAGTATTATGATAGTCTTCAATCATCTGCAAAG